GTGGGAAAACAAAGAATTCTACAATGGATTATCGGTATTACCTTATGATGGTGGTACATACATTCAGGCACCATTTGAAGATTGTACAAAAGAGAAGTACGAAGAACTTATGAAAACATTAAACGATGTTGATTTAAGTAAGATAGTTGAAATAGAAGATATGACTGATTTAAGTGGTGAATTGGCGTGTGCTGGTGGTGCATGTGAAATAAAATAATGAAAAGTGATAAAGAATTATATTATTTGGAAAATGGTAAAGTGGTTTTCACTCCTGAGTATCACATTGAACGAGGTAATTGCTGTGGGAGTGGCTGCCGCCATTGTCCATATGAACCAAACCACATAAAAGGAAATATAGAATTAAAAGAACAATATAAAAATAAAAAAGATGGTAACAGTTAAAAAATTTGGAGCAGTATGGTGTGGTCCTTGTAGAGCATTAGGACCGGTATTAGAAGGATTGAAAAATGATTTTCAAGGTAAAGCAACATTCATAGAATATGATGTTGATAATTCGCCTGAAGAATCACAACAATATAATGTGACATCAATTCCAGTAGTAATAATTGAAAGAGATGGTGTAGTTGTTCAAAGATTTCAAGGCTTATCATCTAAGATGGCATACACAAATGCTATCAACGAAGCAATAGGTTAAATAAAAAAATAAAGGTTACATAATGATTGATGATATTATAATAATTGATGATGTTATACCAAGACATCTTCAAGATAAGTTAGAAGATTTATTTACATCCAACAGACTTCCTTGGGTCTTTTTTAAAGATATAGCAATTCCACCAGCGGAAATAAAAAGACTTGGAATTACCAAATTAACCCCTGGTATAGCTTGTTACATAAAGCAAGATAATCCTAAATTTGTAAACGAGCAATTGTTGAAAGAAGTTAAGGTTATTGTTGATGAATCTTGTAAAAAGATAGGTAAAGAATGTAAAGATATTTTTAATGCACGAAGTTTTATGCATTTTCCATTGGCTACTGAATTAAAAAAAGAATATGATAATGTACATGTTGATATAAACTATGACCACTTGGTTTGTTTATATTATGTGAACAATACAGATGGGGATACATATATTTTTGATAAAACAAAAAAGGAATTAAATCATATTTCTAAAGATACTAAACTTGGGATATTAAAACAAGTAAGTCCAAAAAAAGGAAGAGTTGTATTATTCGATGGCAGAAGATATCACTCAAGTTCAGGTCCATCTAAAAACATTAGATGCATAATAAATTTTAATGTTCAAATTTAAACAAAGGTTACATTTATGGCAATTTTAAGAGGGCAATCGCACCCATCGGCAAAACTTACTGACGAGCAAGTCTTAATTATTCGTGACTTATGGAAAATGGGTCATCGTAATATCAAAGTTATAGCTCGTAACAATAAGGTATCACCATCAAATGTAATGAAGATAGTTCAACGTAAAACTTGGGCACACTTAAATCAATTTTGGTCTGGTAGTTTATGAAAGTAGAAGGTAAACAATATTGCGATACCTCTAAGTTTTCTATTAGAGAGATTAATAAAAACATAGCAAAGGATATCATTGTCAATAACCACTACAGTGGAATATGGACGAAGGTATCCTATGCTATTGGATTATTTTACATATCCGAAGATGAACACAATTTCTTTAGTGGAGTTAATGAACAATTGGTTGGGGTTGCCTGTTATGGTGACCCGGTTGGTAGAAATGCCGGTGCATCTATTTCCGAATTACTTCCTAGAGATGGTGTATTAGAATTAACTCGTCTATTCGTATTTGATGGATATGGTACTAACATTGAGAGTTGGTTCGTTGGGCAATCTTTCGAATGGTTAAGAACTAATGTACCTCGTATTAAAGCTCTAATATCATATTCAGACCCAAATGCTGGACACTTAGGAACGGTATATCAAGCTACCAACTGGATATATCAGGGAAACAAAATCAGATGGTCAGATAGTTGGTCTTTCAAATGGAGTGAGGATGATGAATGGCATCATTCTCGGACATCTTATGTGAAGTACGGAACGAATGACCCAAAGATAATTCAGACAATGGTTACAAGCCCATTCTGGATTAAAAGAGAACCCCGTAAGCACCGATATGTGTATATTCTAACCAAAGATAAGAAGGAACGCAAAGCCCTCTTAAAATCGCTTAAACATGAGGTGTTCCCATATCCAAAGGTAGAGTTGGATATTATTGATGAGGTTCATAAAATGGACCCGATAGATTTGGTAGTTTCAGAATAATTTCGTATATTTGTAATGTTATGGCAAGAGTAGAACCAAACGCTAAGGATAAACCACGTAAATTTGAACACATCTATAAGGATGATGATGGATGTGAATCAATTTGGAAATACGATTTGGATAAATTCCCAAATGGACCTATATCAGTAGAGAACAAATATCCTGCTGGTTATGTGAAAGATTTGAAACAAAGACAAAAATTAGCAAAGGCTGAACGAAGTTTATCTATTTTAGAAAAAGCAAAACAAGCAAAAAAGAATGAAGGTAGAAGGTAAAAATTATTGTGATACATCGAAAGTATATGTAGCACCAATAGCAAAGAGTATCGCTAAAGATATTATTGTTAAGAAACACTATACTCACGCTTGGACAGCTTGTAGATATGCAATTGGAATATATTACAAATCAGAAGATGCCAATACCTTTGATGGTGATAAACTTATAGGTTGTTTAATATATGGTTTTCCTGTTGGAGCAAAAGCATCCACTTCTATTTGTGAAGGATTAACCAAAGATAACATTTTAGAATTGACACGTTTGTATTGTGATGATGGATATGGTTCTAATATTGAATCATTTGCATTAGGACAATCTTTCAAATGGTTAAAGGAACATGATAAAGCAATTAAAGTATTACTATCATACGCCGATAACGGACAAGCTCATTTAGGAGGAATATATCAAGCTACCAATTGGATTTATCAGGGATTATCTACGGATATTGCATTGATGCCAAATTGGGGTATATCATTACACAAAGACCCGTATCAATGGATTCATAGTAGGACTGTGTTTTCAATGTGGGGTAGTGGTAACTTAGCACACTTACAAATGGAAATCGGTAAGCAAGGATATAAAGAGTTTTGGAGAAGGGAAGAACCACCAAAGCATAGATATGTTCAGATACTTGCGCAAGATAAAAAAGAAAAGAAAGATTTGATGAAACGATTGAAACACGAAATCAGACCTTATCCAAAAGATACCGCTTCATACAATACAGAAGTAGTACATCACCTAACTACATACGAAGTGCCGGAAGGAACGGCCAATTTTTGGTAATATATAACTTATTGATAATCAATGGGTTAGAAAAAACTACCTAAAATGTTTGGTAGATTCGGTTATTTTTCGTATCTTTACATAGTTAAAATCATAAAATATAAAACATGCAAAAAACATTAAAAGACAGTTTAGTTGAATTTTTAAAATCAACAAAAACAAAACGAATTTTTATATCATCTCTAAAAGATATAAGACCTTTATATAGAGCACATCAACCATTTGGTAGTCTTGTTGCTCACATATTTAATTCCGGATGGAATCGTAAACCTAAATTTGATAGTCCAATTGTTATACAAAGTAAATTGGGTTATGTATTTCGTTTGGGGTCTGGGCTTGCATCAATTAACCAAATACCAATATCATTACTATCCGATACAGCATCTCCAATTCAAAATTTCCTATTAAAAGACAGAGGTCATATATTAGAAATTACTTGTAAATTATACGATATTCCTAATTGGAGTGTTATTGATGTAATTAAAGTAATTGATACCGAAATAAAAGAATTAGCAGAAAATACTCAACATCAAAGTTCAGATAGGAAAGATGCATTGGTTATATTAAATTCCATTAAAGAATTTATAAATGTAAAACATGGTGAGTTTTTATCAAATGGAGTAACTGAAAAATCTGAAATGAAAATTTCAATTAGAGATATAGCAGATGCAGTTCCTGCGTTTGAAAATAACTTAAATGATACTGAATTATCTGTTGAAGTTAAACGTGAAAGTGTAGCAACTCATATAAAGGAAATTTTATGGTTAAACAATCATAACAACAAATGGTCTGATACCCAATTAGCATGGCTATCATTTTGGGCGTATTCGTTTGAAAGAGATAATAGTTCTGATTATATTGATACCGTTTTGAAATATGATAACCTTATTGCAATATTAGATAATAGTCCAGCGTTTAATGGAACTATTAATTCTGAAAATCAATATCCATTAATATCGAACTGTATTACAAAACATTGTGCTAAACTTACCGAAGGTTCTATTATAATTCCTATAAGATTAATAGCAGCTGATCGTGGTATTGCTGATTTTTCGGAAATAGCTAAAATGCTTGAAAAGGAAAAACAACAAACGTTTGAAACACTATACAAATATCTACATACTAATAAAGTTTCTAAAGATGAATTTTTAGATTATATAGATTTGTATGAGAAGATAATGAATCAGCCGGCTTGGGCTACATTTGTTAAAAAAATTAAAACACTATACAAAACTACATATAACAAAAAAAATAGTGTTGTTGATAGTACCAACTTAGAACATACTAATATTTTACATTCATCGTATGGCGGCCCTGCTCTTATTGCGTGTGCTAGAATTATTAATGAGATATGTGATAATAGAACTTCGGATTCTCAAATTAAAAGAGTAATTGATGATTTTTGTAATAGACTTTATAATAAAGTAGAAGAAGTGTGTAATGATGGTACATATTTTTCCGCATCTAACAAATCATCAATGCGTGTACTTTTAACAATTTTACCTGTATTTTCTGAAATGATGAAAGGCGCTGAATCAAAGGATAAAACATTGAGTAAGCAAAAAGTTTATGAAATTCTTTTAAACGAACTTAAAGGATATCTTGATGGGCAAGTTAAGTTCAACGTTGTTAAATTAACAACAAAAGGATATAGTGGACATCCTGAAATTACTGATATCGATTTTTCAGAATTTGAGAGAGCTAAAGCTGGATTTGATTTAGGCCAAAGAGAGCAAACTATGGGGTATTCATTAGATAATTGTATTGTTCAACAAAAACATCATAATCGTTCTGCACATAATATTGACCATAATGTTACTAATCTTGATTATTGGAAATGGTACGCTAAAACAAACTTAGAAATTGTAACATCAAATAGACAATATTTTATTGATAACGATATGATAGAAGTTATAGCAGATGCTAAAAAACTTAATGAAAGATTTAATTAATGAAATTCGATAAAACTAAAGCCGAAATAGTATATCATACCCCATCATTTAAAGATGGGTGGATTACTGTTATTGCCGAAGAATGTAAAGCAAATAATCAAAGAATGGTACTAATAATACCAACTTGTAAAAAATATTCATATCAAATTAATAAATCGTTTTCTATTTTAGGAGATGATTTATTGATATATGAAATGACGATGGGGATGGGTGTGGTATTAGAATCCCGAGCAAAGAAGTATGTAGAGTACCACAAAAATAGTAAACTATATGAAAAAAATCCATTTTTTAAGTATTGAGACCGATACTCATTCTAACATAGAAAAGAACTTAATTGAAAGTGCTAGAATTAATAGTATTGATTTAAATATAATTGGTAGAGGACATAAGTGGGAAGGTTTTATTACAAAGTTTAAAATTTTAAAAGAATATCTTCCTACAATTGAAAGTGAATTAGTTTGCTTAACCGATTCTAGGGATGTATTATATATGTCAGATTCCAAAACAATTTATAATACATTTATAAAAAAGTTTGATAAAGATTCTATTGTATTTAACGGAGAAACTAATTGTTTTCCGGAGAAAGACTTTGCTCCATTACATCCACATCAAAATAAAAAATACAAATATTTAAATTCTGGTTGTGTAATTGGTAACAAAAAATTACTAATTGAAGTAGTAGATAAGTGTTTGGAATTGTATGAAAATTGTAAAATAAATGATGACCAATATTTACTTCAGGAAGTATTTCTAAGTGGTGAGTATGGTGATAAATTTACTATTGATTATAATTGCGAAATATTTCAATGTATTTGGGATGAAGAATATGGTAGAAGTAATAATTTTGATTTGGTATATACTAAGGAAGAAATTTTTAATAGATTGACTGATACATATCCATTAATATTTCATTATCCCGGCCCAACCTGTACTGGTTCTCAAGTTTGGAAAATTCTTAATAGGAGATACTATAAAATTTCAAACGATTCATATTACAAACAAAAGAAAAATAAAAAATAAATGAAAGTATTAGTAATTCCTAATTACACAAACTTTGGACAAGCCAAAGATATTAATAGAGATTCATTTCTATTAGTTTTTAAATCATTTTTAGATAATACTAAAATTGGTAAAGAATGGGAATGGGTATTGCCATATCCTGATATGGATAACCATCCTGGCATTATCAATCAATTTGAATACCCAAATGTTTCACTTCGTAAAATGGATGGTGTGGATGCCTTTCCACCTAAAATGAGAGTAAATTATCCTCATAAATTTTTTGATAGATTGGTTGAGAAAGAACATTTTAATTTAGTATGGTCACATTTACCTGAATGGACACATGAATTTAAAATCACTCGTATCTATAATAAGACACAACCTATCATTGGTTATTGCCATTGGTGGGAGATAAAAGATAATGGAGCTAGAGATGATAATTCATTTTGGAAAAACATTAAAGGTACATTAGATATGAAAGTATGTGGTGTAAACTCACAATGGGTTAAAGATTTAATTCTTAAAAGAGCTTCCGAAGATTTCCAACCACACATTGTAGACAAATTAAATGAAATACTTCAGCCTTGGTATTTGGGTACTGATGAATTTGTACCAACTAAAGAATACAAAAAGAAAACTATTGTATTCAATCATAGAAATAATGGTTATACGGGCGGCGAGTGGTTCTTTGAAACTATGGATGCGTTATGGAGTGAAAGACAAGATTTCGAAGTATGGACTACATTGGGTAATATGAAAAAACCATATACTAAATATATTGGACATGCTGATAGAGATGTTTATATGAATAAATTAGGAGAAGCGCATTTTGGAGTTGGTTGTTTTGAAACATATTCGGCGTGGAGTATGAGTACAACTGATGGTCTTAGTAGAGGTGTACCATATTTATTACCAAATAAGTTATGTTATCCTGAAATGGTAGGTACTGATTATCCACTTCTATATAATGATAGAAAAGAATTTAAAGAAATGGTTAATATGATTTTAGATGAAAAAATAGAAAGACCAGATGTTAGTGCTCTTTCAAAAGCATTACTTTGGGAAAACTCATTAAAGAGTTGGGATGTAGAAAACAATTTTGTAAAAACAGCAAGAATATTTGAAGATTAATTATGTATCAAAACGTCTATTATCAAAGAGAGAGGAATTTAGTACACTTGTGGGATGACAAGTTAGGGTATCGTTCATTCCCATATACAAGGTACGCATATGAAAAAGCAGAAAGAGGTCAATATACTTCATTGTATGGAGATAAGTTAAGTAAGATTTTTAAATTCACAAAAGATGACCCAAATCTTTTTGAATCTGATGTACCTGAAACAACACGTATATTGGTTGATACCTATACTGACTCAGATATCCCATCGGAAGGACACGTTATCTTAACATACGATATTGAGTGTGAAATGGATACAGGTCTGCCTGATGTTGAGAAGGCTGAGAACGAACTTACCGCAATAGGTTTACATGATTCTGCTACTGACCATTATTGGGTTCTTATTATGGACAAAGATGGTAAGATGAAGGAAAGTAAGAATGGTAATCGTAGCGTTATTCCTTTTAGAGATGAGAGGGATATGTGTATGAAATATCTTTCACTATACGAATATATTAATCCATCTATTGTAACTGGCTGGAACATAGACTACTTCGATACTCCATACCTTTATAATCGTATGAAAAGAATATTGGGTGTAAAGCACGCTAATAGATTATCACCTATCGGAGAATGTTTTTGGTCACCATATCGTAAGAGATTCTTTATGGCCGGTGTATCTTATTTAGATTACATTGGATTATATAAATCATACACTTATGTTGAGATGGATAACTATCGTTTGGATACGGTAGCTATGAAAGAATTAGGTAGAGGTAAAGTTGAGTACGCTGGTAATTTGGATGATTTATTTAAAACCGATATTGAGAAGTTTATTGAGTATAACTTAGTGGACGTACAATTGGTTGTTGATATGGAACGTAAATTACAATTCGTAGATTTATGTAGAGGTATCTGTCACGCTGGACACGTACCATATGAAGATTTCGTTTACTCATCAAAGTTCTTAGAAGGTGCGATGTTATGTTACCTTAAGAGAAAAGATATCGTAGCTCCTAACAAACCTGCGGATAGACAAGAGATGATGCAAGCCCTAAGAGATAATGAGCAAGAGAAGTTTATTGGAGCATATGTTAAAGCACCTATTGTCGGTAAGTATGATTGGATATATGACCTGGATTTAACTTCACTATATCCATCAATCATTATGACTACAAATATTTCACCAGAAACAAAGGTAGCAAAAATTAGTAATTGGGATGCACAAAAGTTTATGAAAGGTGAGATTGATACTTTCTTTATTGGTGAAAAAACAATTACAAAAGAAAACTTAAGAAAGCTATTAGATGAAAGTAAGTATACGGTATCATCCAATGGTGTATTATATACTACTGATAAAGTAGGATGTATTCCAGCTATTTTAGATTTATGGTTTGACCAAAGGGTTGAGTTCCGTAAGTTAGAGAAAAAATATGGTGAGGAAGGCGATAAAGAAAAATATGCATTCTATAAGAAAAGACAGTTGGTACAAAAAATCTTATTGAACTCTTTATATGGAGTATTAGGATTACCTGCATTCCGTTTCTATGATGTGGATAACGCTGAGGCGGTAACACTAACAGGTCAGACGGTAATTAAATCAACTGCGGAGATGGCTAACATTAAATACAATAAAGAATTAGGTACGGTAGGAAATGATTATAACATTTACATTGATACCGATTCGGTATTCTTTTCAGCAGTTCCCTTATTAGACCATAGACATAAGAATTGGAAAGAAATGCCGGATAGTGAAGTTGCTTTATTAGTGGATGGTATTGCTGGTGAAACGCAAGATTTTTTAAATAACTTTTACAATATACTTGCTGAAAAAATATTCAATGTACCAAAGGATAAACATAGATTCCAAATTAAAAAAGAATTTGTAAGTAGAAGTGGTATTTGGATTGCAAAGAAAAGATACGCACAATGGATTATTGCGGAGAATGGTATTCCAACCGATAGATTAGATGTAAAAGGATTGGACGTAGTTCGTTCATCATACCCTGCACAATTCCGTAATTTTATGAGTGGTGTTTTAATTGATATTCTTAAAGGTGAAACTGAAATGGTATTAACCGATAAGATATATGATTTCAAAAAAGACTTAGTGAATATGGACGTAACTTCTATTGCTAAAAATTCAGCAGTAAAAGAATTATCCAAATACATTCCAAAGAAAAAAGATAATAGAGCAATGTTCCAATTTAATAGTGGAACTCCGGCGCACGTTAAGGCAGCAATTGCACATAACCAATTATTAGTTCACTTCAAATGTGCAGCTAAGCACGCTCCAATGAGAGATGGTGATAAAATTAAGTGGGTATATCTAAAACAAAACCCGTTTGGATTAGATGCAGTTGGATTCAAAGGACATGATGATCCTGATGAAATAATGGACTTGGTGAGAATGTATATCGATTATGATAAAATCTTCGAAAGGGAATTATTGAAGAAATTAGAGGACTTCTATGGGGCTTTAGGTTGGGGTGCAGTACTTTCCTCACAAAAGACAGCTGAACAATTCTTTTCTTTCTAAAATATTTGGTAGTTTCAGGTATTTTTCGTATATTTGTATAACAAATTAAAACATAAATTAAAATTTCAATTATGAACAAAGGCAAATTTGATGGTTTCGTTAATCGTTACAACTTAGGTGGTGAGATTGAATCCGTTATGGTAAAATCCGATGACAAGAACTTATCGGTAAGAATGATTTCAGATGACAAAACCTTATTAGGTGATGTTACAGTAGTGGGTGGTGAATTTCCAAATGGTGAATTTGGTATTTACACTACTTCACAATTAAAAAGCTTATTGAGTGTATTAGATGACACTATCACTGTAGAAGAAGTGACTGGTGCATTAAGATTCTCAGATAAGAAAACAAAGGTACAATATATGTTAGCGGCACCATCGGTGATTCCCGCAGTACCTGATTTAAAAGCATTACCTCCATTTGATACGGAAGTTGCTTTGGATGATGATTTTGTAAATACGTTTATCAAATCAAAAGGAGCATTATCTGATTCGGATACTTTTACATTTACTGTTAAGGGTGGTAACGCTGAGATTATTTTAGGTTATTCATCAATTAACTCAAACCGAATTTCAACAGCTGTTCAAGCAACTACTAAAGTTGATATTGAACCAATTGCGTTCTCAGCAAAATATTTGAAAGCTATCTTAATGGCTAACAAAGGTTCTAAAACATCTTCATTGAAAATCTCATCTAAAGGATTATCGCATCTATCATTTACTGATGGAGATTATACTTCAAACTATTACTTAGTAGAAATTAAATAATTAATATGAGCTTTTGGGATACTGAACCACAAAAACCTGTCTTTGACTTTGAATCTGAAAAGACGAAGTTAATAGAAAATATGGACTACCTTATGACAATGTCTGTTCAAGAACAAACTTTGTATAAGAAGTGGGTTGAATTGCAAGAACCTACAATGATTCAAGCGAAATCCCAAATCGCATCTTATTATGATTTACAATGGAAACCAACTGATATCAACAATAAGGAGCTAACGATAAAAGAAATTGAATCGTTAGACCCTTACGTTGAGATTGTTGATGACCCAAAAGAATCTACTAAATGGGCAGCGGTAAGACGTATGATTCACACAATGGATTTTACAGCAAACCCTGGTCGTAATGTGAAGATTAATGTAAAGGATAGAGTGAGTGGAAAACTATTAGGACAGATTTCATTAGCATCCGATGTTACCGCTATGGGAGTTAGAGATAACTTCATTGGTTGGACTAAGGATAATAAATTTGTTGATGGTAAGTTAAACAACACTACTATTGCTTCTACTATTGTATGTACTCAGCCATTAGGTTATAACTTTTTAGGTGGTAAGTTAATCGCTATGATGACAACTGTACCTGAAGTTAGAAACTATTGGAAATCAAAGTATGATAATGTTTTGATTGCCGTTGGTACAACATCTTTGTATGGTATTCACTCTCAATATAATGGTATTCCACTTTTCAAAACATTGGGTGAATCCGCTGGTAAGATTAGTTTGAAGCCGGATGATAAATTCTATGACCCTTGGCATCAATGGATTAAGGAAAATAAAAATGATTGGTATTTGGAAAACATTACTAGAGAAAGAGCTCGTAATGGTGCTAATATGGGATATGAAGCTAACGGACCTGTTAGTGGTATCAAACAAAAAATATTAGGTCAAATCTTTAAAGAGTGTGGTATTAAGGCAACTGAATATCATCACGGATTTAAGAGAGGTGTTTATATGGCTATGATGTATGAGAACGGATGTGAGTATCTTAGAAACGAAATCACCGAAGATAAATTAATCCTTAAAGATAAATTTAAGCAAGGTACAACGTACATCAATAAATGGTGGAAGAAACATGCAATCAGTAGATATACAAAACTACATGATGAAGGAAGAATTAAACCCGAACACTTATTCTACATAGATGCTATTGGAATTAGTTGGGAAGAAATGAAAGCTAAATACCTATCGGAAGTAGGAAGATAAAAATAAAATTATGGCAAAAAGTAAAAAAACAAAAAAAGTAGAAGAAGTAATTGATAATACTCAATTAGAACCAATTGGACAAATTGGACTAGCACAAGAAAAATTAGAACAATGTGAATGGTGTTTTCAATTTGATGAAGATGAACCACAAATATTTGCTTGGACTGGTGATAATATGAATAAAGATGAAGAACCTAAAGTAATATTTACGGTATCTAATACAAAAAATTCTTATATTACATTCACTCATAAAAATGGTAAATCATTTAAATTATTTGCTAGAGAATTAAGCGATGAGGGTAGACAACTTAGAGAACAACAATTAAAAGTAAATTTAGAAAATGAAAGTACGAATAAAGAAGCTTAGTGAAAACGCAGTTATCCCAACTTATGCAAAAGATGGAGATGCTGGAATGGATTTAGTAGCAACATCAGTTATATCAGAAAACGATACTCAAATTACATATGGTATTGGTTTAGCATTAGAAATACCAAACGGGTTTGTGGGATTAATATTCCCTCGTTCATCGGTTAGAAAGACTAGATTAATGTTAAGTAATTGTGTTGGTGTAGTTGATAGTGGATATAGAGGTGAACTACAAGCTACATTTAACAAAGTTAATCAGAACTCAATTGCTGAAAACGATTATAAGGTAGGTGATAGAATTGCACAAATTATGATTATCCCACATCCGCCAATTGAGTTTGAAGAAGCTGATGAGTTATCGGATACTGAAAGAGGTGATGGTGGATTTGGTTCAACTGGAAAATAAAAAATACAATATGTTTATAGAACAAACGGAAGAAAAAGTAAATAACAATTTGTGGGTAGAGAAGTATCGCCCAACAAAGCTTGTTGATTATGTAGGTAACGAACATTTAAAATCAAAAGTAGAAGGTTATTTAGAAACAGGCGAAATTCCACATTTACTTTTATACGGAAAAGCCGGTACTGGTAAAACTACATTAGCAAAGTTAATCGTAAAATCAATTGAGTGTGATTATATGATTATTAATGCATCTTCGGAGAACAATGTGGATACGGTAAGAAATAAGGTAACTAACTTTGCATCTTCTATGGGATTCAAACCATTTAAGATTATTATATTAGATGAGTTTGATTATATGACTCACAACGCACAAGCTATCTTAAGAAACTTAATGGAAACATTTTCAGCACATTGCCGTTTCATATTAACTTGTAACTATGTTGAGAAAGTAATTGAACCAATTCAAAGTAGATGTCAATCATTTCAGATTGTACCTCCAACTAAAAAAGATGTTGCAATGCAAATTAGTAAAATCTTAAAGAATGAGGAAGTGGAATTTGAAGTTAAGGATTTAGTTCCAATTATTGACGCAGCTTATCCTGATATTCGTAAGGTTATCAATACATGTCAACTTAATTCTAACAAAGGTAAGTTGAAAGTAGATGTACAAAATCTATTAGAGAATGATTACAAAAATAAAATTATTGATATCTTAAAATCTTCGGATGATAAGAGAAACAAATATATGAAAGTAAGACAAGCTCTTATTGATTCTAAAGTTACTGACTTTACTGATTTATATACAATGTTATATGATAAGGTAGATGAGTATGGTGGAGAGAACACAGCTAACATCATTCTTTTATTAGGAGATGGTGTAAGTAAATCAGCAGTAGCAATTGATAAAGAAATTATCGCAGCAGCTACATTAATTCAAATATTAAATATTATTTAACATGGCTAACATTTTAGGAGCAGGTGGACAACCAATCGGAGGAAAAGAAGAAACCCCAATCTCATTAGAAAAAACCGAAGCAATTGCATGTAAGAAATGCGGTGGTGAGATTTTCGTACAAGGTTTTGGATTTCGTAAGATTTCAAAGTTATTAACTGGTAAAACAAAGGACGAAGTACTACCAGTAGAATTATTCCTTTGTGGAGATTGTGGTGAAGTATTAAATGATTTATTACCTCCGGGTTTAAAAGTAGAAGAAGAAGCATAATATGGCTAAAACATTATTTGACCATCTAAACGCAATTACGGATAAGAAAGACCCAAAGTATTGGGACACACTTGATGAGAGTGATAAAAAGACATGGAGTAACTATATGATACTCCGTTTTCTTTCTATGAAACCTGAGTGGATAGAACTAATTGCAGATATACAACCTTATATTCAGGAGGCACCTCCTAAAGCAGCATATCTTTGCCTAATTGGATTAATTCCAAAGACACGAGCATTTCTAAAATATATGAAACCAGCTTCATCTGAAAAATATGAAGATTGGATTGTTAAACTGGTAGCTCAATTTTATGAGGTATCGGAAACGGAGGCTGAGGATTATCTTAAAATCCTATATGAAACAACTGGTGGTAAATTACATATTAAAGAAATAGCTGAATCGTATGGTACTGACCCTAAACAAATTACGAAGCTAAAATTAAAGGTTTAGTTTTGGTAATATCGGGTATTTTTCGTATCTTTATATAAATAAAAACAATGGCAAAAGTATCATTTTCGCAGTACTCTATGTGGAGTAACTGCCCGCATCAATATAAGTTAAATTACATAGATAAGTTAGGTGAAAGTTCATCTAATATACATACAATATTCGGAACTGCTATGCACGAAACAATTCAACATTACCTTTCGGTTATGTATGGTGTTTCCAAAAAGCAAGCAGATGAAATCAACAAAGATAAGCTCTTATTAGAAAGAATGAGAGAAGCTTACAAAACCGAAGCTGAAAAAATGAGTGAAGGAACTCCTTGTACTCAAATTGAATTAGAAGAATTTTATGGTGATGGTAGAAGAATCTTAGCATGGTTGGATAAGCACATGCACAAATTTTATTCAAAGAGTGGATATGAATTAGTAGGTATTGAAATTCCTTTAAACGCAACTATTAAAACAGGAGTGCACTTTATTGGATTTATAGATATCGTATTAAGAGATGTGGCAGAGAATTCAATCATTATCATTGACCTTAAGACATCTACAATGGGATGGAATCAATATCAGAAAGCCGATAAGATGAAAAACTCTCAAATTCTTTTATATAAAAAATACTATTCTGAATTATTTAATATTCCATTATCTAAAATTAAAGTAGAGTATCAAATCCTCCGTAGGAAGTTACCCGAAGATTCAGCATTTCCAATTCCACATGTATCAAAACACGTTCCAGCTCATGGGGCTCCATCGGTTACTAAAGTATATGATGAGTTTATGACATTTATTAATGCAGTATTTGATGATGAGGGTAAATTTAGAGATATTGAATTTCCTAAAGTACCGGGTCCAGCTAAAAAGAATTGTAAATTTTGTGAATTTGGTAATAGGGGAATATGTGATAAAAAGGCTACAAAATAAATTTTATGTTTTTTTAAATTCATTATACTTATATATATAAATATATTAATGATGAATCAAGAAAACACAAAACTGACAACAGTGAAAATACTGAAAGATGTATATTCAAGTTTCAAAAAAGTTTCTTTTACATCGGATGTTACACTTCAAAAGCTGGTAAATAGAACAGTGGAAAGGTATGTTACCGATATAGAATTTAGAGAAGAAATGAACGAATACTTAAAACTACAAATTTCAGGTTCACAATTTTAACAACACAAATAAGTTATGGCAAAAAAGAAGATTCTGTTACTTTCAGATGATTTAAGAATGGCAAGTGGTATCGCCACAATGTCAAAAGAATTGGTGCTAGGTACGGCACATAAATACGATTGGTTTCAAGTAGGAGCCGCAATTAATCACCCTGAAGCTGGAAAAGTTTTAGATGTTAGCCAAGATATCCAAGAAAGATATGGTATCGCCGATGCTAATGTAAAGATTTTACCTTGGAATGGTTATGGTAACGCTGATTTGATTAGACAATTAATCAACACAGAAAAGCCTGATGCTATTGTACACTTTACTGACCCTCGTTATTGGACATGGTTGTATGATATTGAACATGAAATCAGACAGAATGTTCCACTTTTATTTTACGCAATTTGGGATGATTTACCAGACCCATTATATAATCGTAACTTCTATGAAAGTTGTGATTGGATTGGTTGTATCTCTAGACAAACATATGGTATCATTAAAAGATTATCAGCTTTAGATACAAAACCAACTTGGAAAACAAAGGCAGATTGGCAAGTAGATTATGTACCACATGGTATTAATACTGATATCTATAAACCAGCTGATGTTTCAACTGAATTCCGTAAACAAATTTTAGGAGATAAAGAATATGATTTCGTATTATATTGGAGTAATAGAAACATTAGAAGGAAACAACCAGCTGATGTTATCGTAGCATTTAAAAAGTTTTGTGATAAGATTGGTAAAGAAAAAGCAGATAAATGTGTATTACTAATGCACACACAACCTGTTGATGAAAATGGTACTGATTTACCGGCAGTAATTGACGCAGTTGCTCCGGATGTTAATATTATATTCTCAGATGTAAGAAGACCAGTTGAAGAATTAAATCTTATTTATAATATAGCAGATGTAACAATCAACATAGCAAACAATGAAGGATTTGGATTAGCAACGGCAGAATCAGTAATGACAGGAACTCCTATTATTGTAAACGTAACTGGTGGATTGCAAGACCAATGTGGATTTGAAGTTGATGGTAAGTTATTAACACACGAAGATTACATTAAGATTGGTTCTTTACATGAGTGGAGAAAATGGGAAGGAAAAGCTAAGCCTGGTCCTTGGGTTAGACCTGTATGGAGTAGAGCATTAGCATTAGCAGGCTCAGTCCCGACACCTTATATTTGGGATGATAGAGTTGATGTAGAGGAAGTTGCTGAAGCAATTGAAGAAATGTACAACACACCAAAAGAAGTCCGTAAAGCAAATGGATTGATAGGTAGAGAGGCATTTATAGGAGATATGGGATTAACACATACAAATATGTGTCAGCAATTAATAAATGGAATTGAATCAACATTTGAAAATTGGAAACCAAGAGAAAGATTCGAAGTATTTAAAATTAAATAAGTTATAAAATGAAACCAACATTAGTATTTCAAGGACCTATATTTACACGTAGTGGTTATGGAGACCATTGTAGAGATTTAATGAAATCTTTACGCAAGATGGATAAATACGATATTAAGATTATCCCACTTCGTTGGGGAAACACTCCACAAAATCAAGTTGATGGTGAGAGCGATTTTGGTAGATGGATGTTAGAAAGAGTTATACCTCAATTAAACTTTAAACCTGATGTATTTATGCAGGTTTCTGTAGCAAATGAATTTGAACCAAAAGGTGAATACAATATAGGAGTAACTGCTGGTGTTGAAACTACAATTGCACCTAAAGATTTTATAGATGGTTGTAATAAAATGGATTTAATTATTGTTCCATCTAATTTTACAAAACAAAATATTGGTGGCACTGTGTATCAACAACAAGACCAAGCATCAGGACAAATAGTTGGAGAACTTAGAGTTACAAAACCTATTCAGGTTCTTTTTGAAGGAGTTGATACTGAAATATTTTCTAAGGGAACTGATAAAGATGTGTTAGCAAATGTAAAAGAAGATTTCAACTTCTTAATTGTAGGACATTGGTTGAAAGGAGATTTAGGACAAGATAGGAAGGATATTGGTATGGCAATCAAAACATTGGCAACTGTATTTCAATATCTACCAGCTGATAAAAAACCTGGTATAATTGTTAAAACATCTCACGCTGGATTTAGTGTAATTGATAGAGAGGGAACTAGAGAAAAAATAGATGCAGTATTAAAACCATTTGGTGATAAATGCCCATCTGTATATTTGATACATGGTGATATGGAAGAAACTGATATGAGCAATTTATACCACCATCCTAAAGTAAAAGCAATGGTTTCATTTGCTAAAGGTGAAGGATATGGTAGACCTATGGCTGAGTTTACTTTGACAGGTAAACCAATTATAGCTAGTGGTTGGAGTGGACAAATGGATTTTTTACCTGCAGAACATGCAGTATTATTAGAAGGTTCTTTAACAGCTGTACACGAATCAGCAGCTGACCAATTTTGCATGAAAGAAGCTCAATGGTTTACTGTAAACTACTCAAATGCAGCTAATAAATTATATGATGTTTATAAAAACTATGATATTTATTTAAAACAATCCGAAGGATTAAAAGAAAATACAAAATCTAAATTTACATTAGATAAAATGCATGATACATTTTCGGAAATATTAGATGCAAATATCAAATCTAAGCCTAAGCTTGTTCCGTTTAATATTCCTAAATTAAATAGTTCTAAAATGCAAATACCAAAACTTAACAAAATATAATGTCATTTGCTTTACAATATAAATCTCTTATTGAAAGTGAGAAGAAGTTGGGTAAGGCTTTAATAAAGCCCGGAAATATTTATAGAATTATGGTATATAAATATGCCGATGGAATTACAAAATCATTATCAGGACCAACTTCATCTTTGATATTCGCAATTGGTATATACGATAAACAATTATTTTGTTTAAAAATTAGTGAAATTAAACCTGAAAAGTTTTTTAAATGGCTAAAGGTAGTTTTTTTAAAAAATTTAAATGATGAGAGTTTTGATACATCTGAACATCTTATGGAATTGCTTGTAAAAGCAGATAAGTCTGGTAAAAAATTGTATTCTTCCTATGTTAAGCCATCTACAATAGCTAAAGGACCACTAAATCCATATAGAACATATAATCTTAGTGGTATAACACTTGTTCAGGAGGTTAAGATAAAAAAGGAAATACTTAAGAAGTATTACAAATAGTTTATTTTCCCAATCGGTTATATTTACTGTTACAACATTACAATTATAATAGTAAATAAAGGATATGGCATTAACTAAAAGATTAAGTAAAGGTTCTCCACTTACTGCAGCTGAGATGGATGGTAACTTAGATTTTTTACAATCTCAAATTACAGCTGGTTCATCTGGAACTAGTGGAACATCTGGGGTAAATGGTTCACAAGGAATATCGGGAACGGGAGGTACATCTGGTACATCAGGTACTTCTGGAACATCTGGTGTAAAGGGTGATTTGTTTACATCCACATCAAATAATAATCATGATATTTCATTAGGTTCAAAGACATTTACAATAGCAGGGGGTCTGTCTTGGACACCTGGTCAACAAACTATTATATCTCAAAATGGTAGTAACTACATGACCGCTACAGTAACATCTTACAATAGTGGTACAGGTCAATTTATTGTAAATGTGGTGTCTGTTGTTGGTAGTGGTACTGGTATAACATCTTGGTTTATAAATACCGCAGGTGCAACTGGACAGGCTGGTTCTTCAGGCTCATCCGGAACTTCTGGAACTTCTGGAACATCGGGAACTTCTGGAACATCAGGAACTTCTGGAACTAGCGGAACATCGGGAACTTCTGGGATTAATGGTACATCCGGAACATCAGGAACGTCTGGAACTAGCGGAACATCGGGTACATCTGGTACATCTGGTACATCAGGAACTTCTGGAACATCTGGAACATCTGGTATAAATGGTAATGATGGAACATTTTTTGGTTCATCTGGAACTTCTGGAGAAAGTGGAACATCTGGAGTGAATGGTACATCCGGAGTTAATGGAACTTCTGGTGTAAACGGAACATCTGGAACAAGTGGAACAAGCGGTACATCCGGAACATCTGGTATAAATGGTGTGGCTGGTAGTAGTGGTACATCGGGTACATCTGGAACATCTGGTACATCTGGGACAACTTTTAATTTAAGTGGAACAACCGATAATGGTGTTATTACATCAAATAATGGTACAGCCGGTACTGTAGAATCTAATTTATTATTTGATGGAACTCTATTAACAATTAGAGGAAATCTTTCAGCATCTGGAGCATTTACATCATCATTAAGACAAGGATATGTTTTAGTTGGTGGTGCTGGTAATGTAACTACGTTAGTAGCAACATCATCATTTGGTGGCGCAGGTACTACAACAACCGATGGGATATTCAGAGCAACTGGTTCAATCGTAGCAACAACAAACAATTTACAAATTACAGGTTCTTTGGATATATTAGGACCTATTACGGCATCATTAAGAACGGGATATGTTTGGGTTGGTGATAATAGTAGAAGTACAAGACAAGTAGCAACATCATCATTTGGAGCAACTTTGACTGTAGAAGATGGTACTCCTACAATAGTACCTAATGTAACTAAAATAATATTTAGTGGAGCATCTGTTACTAATAATGGTAGTGGTCAAATTACTGTAACTGTTACCGGTGGAGGTGGTGGTGGTACATCTGGTACATCGGGAACATCTGGCGCCTCTGGTGTAGCTGGTACATCTGGTTCATCTGGTACATCTGGTGCTAATGGTAAAGATGGTACGATGGGTACATCCGGTACATCTGGTATTAGTGGTGGTGTTAGTTCGGCCGGCTCATCGGGAACTTCTGGAACATCTGGTACATCTGGTTCTAACGGATTTGGTACAAGTGGTACAAGTGGTACAAGTGGTATAAATGGTACTTCTGGTGCTAGTGGATTGAATGGAGATGCTGGTACGTCTGGTTCATCTGGAACTAGCGGTACATCTGGTGTAACTGGTGGAGCATCTACTGGAGGTACGTCTGGAACTTCTGGTACATCTGGTAATTTAACTTTAAGTGGTACAACAAATGATGGTATTTTAACATTTGATGGAGGTCTTGTTCAGGGTATAGTTGAATCCGACTTTACATTTAACGCAAGTAGTAAAATTTTAACTGTAAGTGGATCTGTATTAGCATATACATCAGTTACATTAAGACCGGTTGATACCCTACCGGCAGGCGCAGTTGGTAAATTAGCATCATATGCTCCGGTATCACCAGCATCGGCATCTTTATATTTCCATAATGGTTCAGATTGGGTTAAGGTAGTTTAAAAATAAATTAAAAATAAAAATGGGTAATTCTAAAAAAGTTACCCATTTTTTTATGCTTTACTTGAAAATTGTATATTTATATCTATATATACATATACAAAGATATATTTGGAAAATATAATAAATTGTTGTATATTTGTATTCAAATAAAATATTATGGCAATAAATGTAACATATGCAATTACCGTTTGTAATGAGCATGAAGAAATTATGAAATTGATAAATTTCTTACACCCTAGAATTAAAAAAGATGATGAAATATTAATCCAATATGATGAGGATTCTGTAACACCACAGGTTAAAGATTATCTAAATGTTATACACCAATTACATTCATCTAATATAAAGGTTATAGGATTTCCCTTAAATAATGATTTTGCTTCGTATAAAAATAATTTAAAAAATCATGCAAAAGGTATTTTTATTTTTCAAATAGATGCTGATGAAATTCCATCGGAGTATATGGTAGAAAATCTTTCTGATTTTTTATTAGCAAATAAAGATGTGGATTTATTCTTTGTACCACGTATAAATACAGTAGAAGGACTTACCCAAGAGCACATTAAAAAATGGGGATGGCAAGTTAATGAAAATGGTTGGGTAAATTTCCCCGATTATCAAACAAGATTATATAGAAGGACATCCGATATTGAATGGGAAGGTAAAGTACATGAAAGAATAAAAGGATATAACACTCTATCGGTTTTACCAGCAGATGCAGATTATTGTTTAACTCATCATAAGCAAATTGAAAGACAAGAAAAACAAAACGCTTACTATGATACAATCTAAGATAGCTTTCCTTACTGAAATGGGATTTGTTGGCAAAGTTCCAGCAAATCATCCAAATATGAGAACGGAGTTTGCTTGGATGCATGCTTTAGATGCTGACCATTTTAATATTCATTTGTTTGGTGCAGATAAAAATTTGACAGGTTATGACCATGTCTTTATTATATTTCCAAAAGGTAAACCATTTTTAAATTCAACTGCGGTAGAATTGATAAAAGGTATTAATCCAATATCAGAATTACTTCAGCAAGATATTGTTGGTAGAATAAAAGAAAAAGGAAATACAAATGTACATTATGTGCAAGAAGGACCTCATTGGTTTCAAAATGATTATAGTGTAGAAGACCAAATTTACTTCTATAACTTTTTACAATCTTGCGATTCAATCTTTACTCACAATGATTCTGATGTATATTATTACAAAGGATTATTTCCCAATAAAAAAGTGAGACCAATTGGTACACTAATGATTGATGAATTAGTTAAAGATATCGTACCTACAAAAGAAGATAAAGTAATTATAGGTGGTAACTTTGCAAGATGGTATGGTGGATTTGAAAGTTATATGATAGCTGATAATTTTGGAGTTCCTGTTTGGGCACAAACATCACATGCTATGAGAGAAAACGAAGGTATGGGTGGTGTATTAAATCACTTACCAAGAATGATGTGGAGTGAATGGATGGCAGTATTATCAACATTCAAATATGCAGTACATATGATGCCAACGGTAGCCGCTGGTACATTTGCTTTGAATTGTGCATACTTTGGGATACCATGTATTGGAAATCAAGATGTGGATACTCAATTACTATGTCACCCATCGTTATCCGTAGCAGTAAATGATTTGGAAGGAGCAAGAGAATTAGCAATACAATTGAGAGATGATAAAGAGTTTTATAATCAATGTTCTGAAATAGCAAAGAATAATTATGAAGCTTGTTTTTCAAAAGAACTTTGGTTAAGAAATATAAAAAGAGAATTATAATATGGATTTTGAAATTAAAGGAACTAAGTTGGTAGAGATACCTTATTTGGAAAGAGAATTATCAGAACAAAAAGAATCTGATAAAGTATTGATTGTTGGTGAACGAATTGCAACGGAAGGTATATTACAAGCCGTATTAAAAAGACCCTTCACATCATGCTTATGTACCGACATTATGCCAATGGGACCTGGCTCTACATTGGAAAGAATAATAGATGCTGATAAAAGAGTTACATTTGTTCAGCAAGATTTTATATTAGCTGAAGAAGAAACAAAATACGATTATATTATTTGTATTAATGTATTGGAACACTTTGGTATGAACTTCGCTGAATTCTCTGGATTTGCAGGGGAATATGCTGGGGATGATTATATTAGATGGAATCACGATTTGAGAGCAATTGAAAAAATGATTACATTATTAAATAAAGATGGAAAAATAATTATCACAGTACCAGCTGGTCAACCTATATTGTCTGGAGATATTAATCCCGGAAATAAAATGCCATTCCTTCGTAGATATGATGAAATGCGAATTAAGTTAATTGAAGATTTATCAGTTAAAAATGCAATGAAAATTGAAAATACATTTTTCTATTCAGAAAATTTTAATGATTGGTTTGAGAGTGATATAACAATAACATCTCCACAATATACTCAGGCAAATAATCCATATACTCCTAATATGATATGGGCATTTACATTGAAACAAAAATAAAATGATAACAGTTATATTAAATGGTTATAAGAGACCTGAAAATCTTAATGAACAATTAGAGGCATTAAAAAATCAAACATTACCACCTGATGAAATACTTTTTTGGTATAATAATCCGGGTGATAATGATTTAATTAATTACGATATTGGAACTGAAATAGCTGGTGCTTATTGTAATTACAATTTTGGTGTGTGGGCTAGATTTGCATTTGCACTTAACGCAAAAAACGATTATGTATGTGTATTTGATGATGATACAATTCCTGGTAAGAAATGGTTAGAGAATTGTATGAACACTATGAATGAGAAAGAAGGTCTATTGGGTACGGTAGGATTATTATATCCAGCACCATTACCACCTCAACATTCATCTTACTACGAACATTATTTAAGATTTGGATGGCCTGAAAGTGGTAACAATGATAGGACTGTAGAAGTTGATTTAGTAGGACACAGCTGGTTCTTTAAAAAGGAATGGTTATCTCATATGTTTAGAGAATTACCAGACCCTAAATATAATACCTGTGGTGAGGATATGCACTTCTCATATATGTTACAAAAGTATGCTGGTATTAAAACATATGTACCACCACATCCTCGTTCTGATATGGAAATGTGGGGAAGTATTAAAGGTGCATACGGAGGAGATTCTGCTTCACTTTGGGAATCAAATCAAGCTGGTATAGATGGTACTCCATTTAAGCAATTGATGAACGATTATTTTCACAAACAAAGAGTAAAAGGATGGAGGTTAGTAAATGAAAAATAAATTACCAATATTAATATGTTTCGGAACTAGACCGGAATGGTTAAAGATAAAGCCTTTAATTAAAATAATGGACCGTAGTGAGTATAAATTATTCTTTACAGGTCAGCATGAAGATTTACTTAAAGAAGTTGATGTTGATTATAAAGCAACTATCAAAGAAGGTTCTAATAGATTGGATGAAGTGGTAAAAGGATGTTTAGATTTGCCGGAAGGTGAGTTTAGAGGTGTATTGGTACAAGGTGATACCGCATCTGCTTTCGCTTGTGCCATTGGGGCATATCATAGAGGATTGAGAATCTATTATTTAGAAGCTGGACTTAGAAGTAAGAGTTTAAAACATCCATACCCTGAAGAAGGTTATAGACAAATGATATCTCGTATTGCTGATGTAAGTTTTTCACCAACACATTTATCACTTACTAACTTATTTAATGAAAATACATTAGGTGATGCTTGGTTAGTTGGTAACACTGTGTTAGATAACTTAGTTGATTTACCTAAACCAACATACGGAAACAAAATATTAGTTACATTACATCGTAGAGAGAATCATCCTATAATGCATGAATGGTTTAGAGAGGTGAATGATTTAGCAATACAATATCCAGAGTTAGAGTTTATACTTCCAATACATCCAAATCCAAATGTACAAATTCATAGAAACTTACTAACAAACGTTAAAGTAGTAGAACCACTTTCACATGATGAATTGATAGCTATACTATTAGAATGTAAGTTAGTAATAAGTGATAGTGGCGGAATACAGGAAGAAGCATCTTTCCTTAATAAGAAAGTAATTGTATGTAGAGAAAAAACGGAAAGACCTGAAGCGATTTATACGGGACATTTGCATCTTTGTAAATCTACTGATAAATTAAAAGATTTATTTGTTACTTTGGAAAAAGATTCGTATATTTGTAAAGATTCACCATATGGGGATGGGTACGCAGCGGAAAAAATTAAAAAGATATTAGATGCAGAAAAACTTTAGAGAACATTTTATTAAGTTTACGGAAATGATTCGTAATAATCACCATTTTGGATTTGCAAGATATTCGGATGGTGAAATGTATATTCTTCAAAATAAAGAATCTAAATTAGATGAAGGTCTAATTCAAATTGGAGACCATAAGCAAGGTGGATTTTATCAACCACTTGATTTTAAACATTTTGACCCAAAACAACATCAATGGTTTTTAGAAAAATTAATAGAGGCTTATAAACATAAACAACCAAATTATTACAAAGGTATTAGCTGTAGTTGTTGTGTTGGTAAGGAAAATTTTGATTGGCAAATAAATTTACACGGTGGTGATGATGAAAGTTTGACTTGGGCAAATTTATGGGTTAATGGTAATTACCCACTATTCATTATGAATACACTTCCAATACTTTATAGTAAGGATTGTGTATTTGTTGGTCATGAAAAAGCTGATATATCAAAATTACCATTTATAGTAAAAGATTTTAGAGTGGGATATAATGCATTTGTAAACGATTATGACAAGATTGAAACAATTAGACAATGGATTAAAGAGAATAACATTGAAAATCATGTATTCTTATTTTCAGCTTCAACGTTTTCTAATTTGGCAATATACGAACTATTCAAAGAGTTTCCAAATAATTCCTATATTGATATCGGAACGTGTCTTACTCCAATGATGAACATGCCAACTGAAAGAGATTACTTAAAAGGATTTTGGAGTTATAAAGGTTCGCAAAGTTTAAGTCAAATGTGTATATGGAATTAATAAAATAAAAAAATGACAAACCCAAATTTAAAATCATCAATAACAAAAAAAGGAAGATATGTTTCTCAAATACTTCATTTTATCAATGGAGAGAAAAGAACGTTTGAGGGAGTTGATTCATATTCAATTAAGCAAGGTCAATTTACTAAGTTTGAAACCATAGATGGAAGATTAGTGATGGTAAATGATAAAAATATACTTTGTATTGAAATAATAGGACAAGAAAATTCAGAAATTAAAAAATAATTAATTATGCCAATGTTACACAATCCGTACAAAATCGTTAGAATGTTTGAAGAAGAAATAGCAGCTTATACGGGAGCTCCTTACGCTATTTCGGTTGATAGTTGCACTAATGCACTATTCTTAATGTGTAAGTACTTAGAAGTTAAAGAGGTAACCATTCCATCTAAAACTTATTTATCAGTACCGCAATCAATTATACACGCTGGTGGTGAAGTTATCTTTGATAAAAGACCTGAAACAAATCATTGGGTGGGTGCATATCAATTAAAACCATATCCAATTTGGGATGCGGCTAAAAGATTAACAAAAGGTATGTATCAACCTGGAACTTATATGGGATTATCATTCCATATTAAAAAGCAATTACCAATTTGGAAAGGTGGTATGATTCTAACTGATGATGCTAAAGCAGCTGAATGGTTTAAGAAAGCTCGTTACGAAGGTAGAAGTGAGAAGTATTACAAAGATGATAATATTGAGTTTTGTGGTTGGAATATGTATATGACTCCACAGCAAGCGGCGCAAGGATTAGCAATGTTTCAAAACTATCCTGAACATAATGCAGATTTGGGTGAATTGAATGGTTATAGAGATTTAACTGAGTTCACTGTTTTTAAAAATAATAAAGTAATCGAATAATATGGAATTGTTACAAATAATAAATAAAGTATTGGAAAACAATGGTTACCAAACAATATCAGACTTAAATGATGATATGAATTTAAAAAATGATATTGGATTTGATAGCTTTATGTTAGCTGAATTGACAGTTGAAATTGAAGAAGCTTGTAATATTGATATTTTCAAAGATAGCTTGATTTTTACTATTGGTGATATTAAAAAGAAGCTAAATGGATAATATATTTTTTATAGATGAGAATGTGATAACCTACGCACAACTAATTTCAGAATTAAATGAGCCAAACACTATTTGCAATCTATCGGAAATAGAAAAATCAATTATTAATGTAATTAGAGCATTAATTTCAGATACTATAATTGATTATAATCATTTAATTGAAAATATAAAAACAACAAATAGTATAATACAATTAAAAACATCTGGAACAACTGCAGAACCAAAGACTATTAATCATACCTTTGAAAGTATCACACGTAATATAAAAGTTTCTAATAATAGAATTGATGATGTTTGGGGGTTTACATACAATCCAACAAAAATGGCAGGGTATCAAGTATTATTTCAATCAATATTAAATAAAAATACTTTAGTTAATTTGTTTAAATGCAGTTATACAAATACATCCAATAGAATAAAAAAATATAATATAACTCATATATCAGCAACTCCAACATTTTATAAAATTTTAACATCTGAAAAAATAACATATCCAAATGTAAAACATATATCATTAGGAGGTGAGGGCTCTAATGGTGAATTTCAAAATAAATTAAAAGTAAGTTTTCCAAATGCAAGAATAAAAAATATATATGCATCAACTGAAGTTAGTTCTTTATTTGCAACAGAAGGTGATACTTTTAAAATACCTGCGAAATATAAAAATTTAATACGATTTAATTCTGGTAAATTAATTGTACATAAAAGTTTAGTTGGTAGTTCGGATAATATAGTTTTTGATGGTGATTGGTATGATACTGGTGATTTGATTGAATTAATTGATGCTAGTACTTTTAAAATAATTGGACGTGATGGATTTTTAGTAAATGTGGGCGGATACCAAATCAATCCAATATACATTGAACAAAAGATAACAGAATTGGATTATGTTAAATTGTGTAAAGTATATTCAAAATCAAATTCACTTCTTGGCAACATTATAATTTGTGATTTGGTATTATTTAATGATGTTAGTATATTTGAAATAAAAACTGATATGAAAACTATTTTAAATGAGTATGAGATACCAGCAAAGATAAACATAGTTGATGAAATAATAATAAATGAAAATGGAAAAATCTCAAGAAAATAAAAATATTTTAATAACTGGAATTTCTAAAGGTCTTGGATTTGAAATTTCTAAATTGTTATTATCTAAATCATATAATGTATATGGTTTGGGTAGAAATTCCAATTCTGAATTAGAAAAATTTGATAACTTCAAATTTATTAATATCGATTTAGTAAATATTGACACATTGGAATCCGACCTAAAAAATTTAATCGGAAATACTATAAAATTGCATGGATTTGTAAATAACGCAGCAGTTGCATATGATGATATTATTACTAATATGAATTTGGATAGGTTAGAAAGTATGTACAAAGTAAATGTATTCTCACCATTATTAATAACTAAATTTGCTATTAGAAATATGATATACAATAAAGTTGCCGGTTGTATTATACACATATCAAGTATAAGTGTACATACTGGTTACAATGGATTGTCTATGTACGCATCAAGTAAAGGCGCATTAGAGGCATTTTCAAAAAATACTGCTAGGGAGTGGGGACGGAAAGGAATTCGTTCAAATTGTATTGTTGCTGGTTTTATGGAAACTGATATGAGTAGTACATTAACGGACGAGCAAAAAGATAGAATATATAATAGAACATCCTTAAAGAAACCAACTAACAAACAGTCGGTGGCCAGTACAGTAGAATTTTTATTATCAGATAATTCTTATTCAATAACAGGTCAACTAATAAATGTAGATAACGGAACTATATAATATGCAAACTATAAAAATAAACGATTCAAATTATATTTCATTTGATAATACTGAATGGAATTCTAGAGCATTGGGCTATCTTACCAATGAAATATATGATATACAATTTGATTCAATAGAATTGGCAAATGAATTATTTAATCAATTTGAAACTAATTGCTTAAATAACAATATAGTATATACTTCACTAAGAATTAATCCAGACTCTAAAATTAAAAAAGAAATATTAGAAAGATTTGGATTTATCAATGTTGAAACTAGTATTCTAGTCAATGGTTCTTTAAAAAATGTAAAAGAAAATAAAATACTGAGTAAGTTTAAATTTACATTACGAAAGTGTGAAGATACTGATGTTAATACTGTCAAACAAATAGCATCAAATGATTTTAATCATGGTAGATTTTTTGAAGACCATATGATTGATGCCGATGTTGCCAAATTGAGAAATTCAAATTGGATAGATGATTTAAGAAAAAAATCAAAAGTATTAGTTGGTGAATATGATGGGATTGTTTTTGGATTTATGGCACTCAAAACTAATAATCTTATTGTTAATTTGGAATTGGGTGGTGTTGATTCCAAATATTCTCATCTAGCTTATTCATTTTGGTATAAAATTTTTGAGTATCTAAAGAATGAAAACAACTTAAGTGTGAACGCATTAATTAGTGCACATAATATTAGTGTAATAAATTTGTATTCTTTTTTTGATTTTAAATTTAAAGAATCGTACATAGGATACAGAAAATTAAGAAAAACAAATTTTAAATTATAAATTATGCAAAACGAAGAATGTGATATTTTGTATGTTAGTGGTATTTTTGATTATGGTGAATCTGTTAGCGGTAGTTATATATTGTACAAAATACTTAAAAAACTTAATTTTACTTTAAAAGTATTACCAATGTTTGATGGTACAAATCACCCCATTGATACCAAAGACTTTTTACCTTATATTCACCCATATACACAAAACGCTTTAGAAGTACTTTTAAATACAATACCAAACCATAAAATATTAATAGCATCGGGTAACGATTTTAATGTTGAGTTAATTGAGTATATATGTAAAAAATTTGACAGCAAATTTGTACTTATAACAGGTACACATTGGATGTATGGTAATAATAGTGAGTATCCTGAATTAGATGGTGCATTTTATGGTGATGTGATTAGTAAGAGAGCTGAAATATATAAATCCATACATTCTTATTTAATTCCCGGCTCAACTCATTCTGTAAATGTACATAATCAAAGTTTACTAAAAGATATACCATATGAATTGATACCATTTCCATTTGATGAAATTGAAATTGACGATTCTCCAAAAAATCAGCAAACTAAAAAAGTAATACTATGGGGAACAACTCAACCAAATCAACCTAGAAAAGGAAAAGATTATTTTGAAAATATATTAGAATGGTTATATAAAAAAGTTGATAATCCAGAAGAAATTCTTATAAAAACGATAGGTCCTAAAGCAGAATTAAAAACTAAATTTAACGTTGAATATTTAGGAGTTATTCCGAATAGAACTGAATTATCAAAAATTTATAAAAATGTAAAAGTGTTTGCATTAACAACAATCGCTGATGCTGGTCCTATGATGGCTACGGAATGTGTTAAAAATAGTACACCCTTAGTATCCTTTTCAACTAACATAGCAGCTGATTTTGTAAAAGATGGTAAAAATGGTTATATAGTAAATGGTACTGAAGAATATGCGGACAGACTTATAGATATTTTATACAACGATAAATTTCACATAGATTTGGATTATGTAAAACAATTTAATTCAGAAGAAATTGTTGTAAACAAATATAATAACTTTTTTAAAAAAATTATAAATGATAACATTTCATAAATTGGGAGAGTTAGGAAGATTGGGAAATCAATTGTTCCAATATGCAGCGTTAAAGGGATTGGCATTAAAAAATGGATATGAAGTAAAAATACCAAATCCACAAACAATGAGCTGGCATGGACAAACTTCTTTGTTAGATAAATTTAATATTGAGTGTGAATATGCTACTCAAGATGATATGAATACCTTACAAAATTTATATGAAGAGCCAACATGGCAAAAGTATGATGATAAATTCTTTAATGTTCCAGACAATACAACATTACAAGGATTCTTTCAAAGTACATTTTATTTTGAGCACATTGAATCTCAAATTAAAAAAGAACTTACTCCTAAAGATGAGTATTTAAACAAAGGTAAAGAATACATTCAATCTTTGAAAGATGAGCATAATTGTGAAATAGTAAGTGTGCATGTTAGACGTGGTGATAATATGACAAACGGACAAACTGAACTTATACAGGCATTTGAACCCGGTGGTTTATATGAACAATATTTTACAAATGCTAAAAAAGTGTTTGACGGTAAAAAAATGAAGTTTTTAATATTCACCGGTGGTCAAAGATTTAATGAAGATAATTCAACTGATGTGGAGTGGTGCAAGAACTTCTTTAAGGGAGATGAGTTTTTGTTTTCAGAAGGTCAAACACAAATAGATGATTTTTGCAGAATTATGTTATGTGACCATAATATACTTTCGCATGCTAGTAGTTTTGGATGGTGGGCAGCATATATAAACCCAAATCCAAATAAAATAGTAGTTGCACCGGAATATTACTCACCGGATTCTCCAACTTTAAAAAGAGAAAAATTTTATCCAAAAGAATACATTTTAAAATAAATAATATGAATTTAATATTTGACATCGGCTTTAATGTTGGGGAGTTTACACAAACTTGTTTCAACAAATACAAAAATTGTAATGTAATAGCTGTAGAGGCTAATCCAACACTGTGTAATTCAGTATCACAACACTTTTTTACAAATTACAATTTTACATTACATAATAATTTAGTTTCACATACAGAAGGGGAAGAAATTGATTTTTATGTATCCCCATATGCAACCGGAGTGTCTACCGCTTCTACTGAATTTATGCAAAACTCTAGATTTACAAAAGGTAGTAAACATCTTCCTGAAAATTCTATTAAATGGAACGAACCAATTAAAATACAATCAATAACAATTGATAGTATGATTGAAAGATATGGTATGCCTGATTTAATTAAAATAGATGTTGAGGGATACGAGTATAATGTATTAAGTGGATTAACTCAAAAAGCTAATGATATTTGCTTTGAATGGCATGAGGAAGAAAGTGAAAGTTTGTATAAAATATTACAACACTTACAAAATATAGGATATACTCAATTTGGAGTAATTGGTTGGTTTGATGAAGGTGATGTTTTTCCAAAAGCAACATTTTCAGATAAAGGTGACCCATACTTAGAATATCCTAAAAACTTTTATACTTTAGATGAATTAGAATTGGATAGACTATTAAATCCAACACGTAGGATAAATTACGGAATGTTTTTTGCAAAATAAAAAATTATGAATATAGAACAATTTAAAAACAAAAAGATTTTAATCACCGGAGCTAGTGGTTTCGTTGGTAAAAATTTAGTAGAAGAACTACAATCAAAAGGATTTACGAATCTTTTAACACCAACATCAACTGAAGCTGATTTGACTGTTGAGGCCGATGTAAAAAAGTACTTTGAGGAAAACAAACCTGAAGTTGTATTACACATAGCTGGTTTGGTTGGTGGAATTGCTGCTAATAAAGCAAGACCGGGTGATTTCTTTTATAAGAACGCAATGATGAGTGTATTAATCAATCATTACTCTTATATCAATGGTGTTGAGAAATTAGTATCATTAGCAGCAGGATGTGGATATCCAAAAGATATTCCTGTACCATTTTCAGAAGATGACTTTTGGAACGGATTGCCTGATATGAATTCGTATGGTTATTCATTAGCTAAGAAAAACTTAGTAATTGGTGGATGGGCATATAGAGAGCAATATGGTTTCAATACAACGGTATTATTACCAGCTAATCTTTACGGACCTTATGATAACTTTCATTTAGAAAATTCGCATGTAATTCCTGCATTGATTAGAAAGTTCATCGCAGCTAAAGAATCAAATTCACCAACCGTTGAAGTTTGGGGAACTGGTGTAGCAACTAGAGAATTTTTATATGTTGGTGATACTGTTAAAGCAATCATAGATGCTATGGCTTGTAATGAAACAGGTCCTTTCAATTTAGGAACTGGTGTGGAAACATCCATTAAAGAATTGAATGAAGCTATTGCTAAATTGGTAGGATATGAAGGTGAGATTGTTTGGGATACAACTAGACCAGATGGACAACCTAAGAGATTCTACGATATGAGTAAGTTCAAAGAAACATTTGGTTATGTACCAAACACAACTTTAGAAGATGGATTGAGAGAAACAATTGAGTGGTATTCAAACAACAAAGAAACAGCAAGATTATAATGAAAAAAATATTAGTTACAGGCGGTGCCGGATTCATAGGTTCTCATTTAGTTAAGAGATTAGTTAAGCAAGGACATGACATTACGGTAATTGATAATTTGGAAAGAGGTAAGATAGAATTTTTATCAGATATTATTACTGATATTAAAATGGTTCATACTGATTTAACTGATTATGATGAATGTAGTAGATATTTTATTGGTAAAGATATGGTAATTCACTTAGCATCTAAAGTGGGTGGTATTGGTACTTACCTATCCAAACCATATGATGTGATGAACTCAAATATGAAAATGGATAGTAATGTATTGAGGGGTATCATTGAAAACAAAATAGATACATACTTCTACGCATCATCGGCACACATTTATCCAAAGGAATTACAAACACTAGCAGATTCTCCAATGATTAAAGAATCAGATGCTTACCCAGCTAATCCTGAACTATCATATGGTTGGGCAAAGTTGATTGGTGAGAAAGCAATTGAATCAGCAGTAGTTGAGAATGACTGGATGAAAGTAGCAATAGCAAGATTCATTGGCATCTACGGACCAAATCAGGACTTTAAGTTAGAGAGTGGTTCGGTTATTCCTGTATTCTCACATAGAGCAATCAAATATCCTGAAGTAGCATTTAGTGTATGGGGAACTGGAAAGGAAACTCGTTCTTATTGTTTCATTGATGATGCATTAGATTGTATTGAGAAGATGATTAAAGCAATGGATACTAAACAAATCGTTGGACCATATAATGTTGGTAAGGGTGAAAGATGTACCATTGAAGATATAGCAAACACTGTTGTTGAGATTAGTGGTAAGGATATTAACATTGAATGGGATACAACAAAGAACACAGTCATTTGGGGACAATGGTGTGATTGTAGTTTAGCAAAAAAAGAATTAGGTTGGGAAGCACAAACATCTTTAAGAGATGGATTAACAATAGTATATAACGATATAAAACAAAGAGTATGAAAGTATTAATTACGGGAGGAGCTGGTTATTTAGGTTCAAATTTAACTAGACATTTATTAGAGGTAGGTTACTCTGTTACGGTATTGGACAATTTAATGTATGACCAAGTAACTTTATTACATTTATTTGGCAATCCTAAATTTCAATTTGAATTAGGTGATGTAATAGATAAAAAACTTTTACAAGAGTTAGTAGGATTAAATGATGTGATTATTCCATTAGCAGCAATTGTGGGTATGCCTGCATGTAAAGCTAATCCGGAATTAACGGTAGCTGTAAATTATCAGCAAGTAGCTGATATTGTTGAGGTATTAAGAGATGACCAAAAATTAATCCTACCTAATACTAACTCACAATATGGTTCATCTGATTCAATTATTACGGAAGAATCACCATTCAATCCATTATCACTTTACGCTAAAACTAAATGTGATGCGGAGAACATTATGTTAGAAAATGGAAATGGAGTATCATTAAGATTAGCAACTGTATTTGGTGTATCGCCACGTATGAGAACTGATTTATTAGTAAACGATTTCGTATATAAGAGTGTAGTGGATGGATACTTAGTATTATTTGAAGCACACTTTAAAAGAAACTACATTCATGTTCAGGATATAGCTCGTACATTCCAATTTATTATTGAGAATTATGATAAGTGCAAAGGACACGCATTCAATGTAGGTTTATCAACTGCTAACTTAAGCAAATTAGAATTAGCAGAAAAAATTAAATCACACATTCCATCATTGGTGATTAAGCAAGATGATTTTAAAGAAGATTTTGATAAGAGAAACTATATTGTATCAAATGAGAAGTTAGAATCTTTAGGATGGAAACCAATTTATGATTTAGATTACGGAATCAAACAGTTGATATCAGCTTACAAAATAGTAATAAATAAAAACAATCAAAATTTTACAAACCTTTAATTATGGCAGATAGAAAGTACTTACCAACATTGAGTGAATTAGTAGATAGATTATCTATCGTACAATTGAAAGAAGTGTTTATTGCTGAACACAAAGCAGAATATGCAGAAGAGATTAACGCAATTGTACATGATATTCAATTATATTTGGATGAGAGTAAAGAACCAATTACAGCAGAAACAATCAGAGCAATTGTAGTGTTATCACAAATGAACTTACATATTTGGCATAATGAATCAAACTATCGTAAGGGAATCAAAGATGGTAACAATTTAGAATTAACACACGGATTGAATGGTATCCGTAACGTAGCTAAGAATAAGATTCAAGAAGTTATGGGTGGTAGAAAGGATTATAAAATTGATTGCTTAGCAGCCGATTTTAAAGATTGGGAAATAAGTTGGTAAAATAAAAATTTATGAAAATATTAGTTATAGGAGATAGTTGTAAAGATGTATTCATCTATGGTACAGCCAATAGGTTGTGTCCTGAAGCTCCTGTGCCTGTATTCATTCCTAAAAGAAAAACGGAAACAGGTGGTATGGCAGCTAATGTATATGAGAATATAGAATCACTAAATGTTGAAGTTGATTTGATAACAAATTCAGAACCTATCACAAAGACAAGATATGTTGAGGAAAAAACAAATCACCAAATTATTAGAGTTGATTCAGATGCAACAAAATCACAAAGAGTTGAAGGATTGGAACATATACCATATTCAAACTATTGTGCCGTAATTATATCAGATTACAACAAAGGGTTTTTGGAGTATGATGATATTGAATACATTTGTTCAAAGCATGATACGGTATTCATTGATACTAAAAAGATTGTGAATGAAAAAATGTTGGGAGCTAAGTTCATTAAAATAAATGAACATGAGTATGAAAACAATATCGCAGCTGGGCAATACTTCAAAGAATTCTACGATAAGTTAATTGTAACTATGAGTGGTAAGGGATGCAAGTATATGGAGAAAGAGTTCAATGTTGACGAAGTGGAAGTGAGAGATAATAGTGGAGCAGGTGATTCATTCATATCAGCATTAACAATTGAATATTGTAGAAGTAAGAATATTGATAAAGCTATTGTGTATGCTAATGAATGTGCTACAATCGCAGTTCAACACAAAGGAGTAACGAAGGTTGGTAATCATATTAAAATTTACTAATGACAAAATTAATTATCTTTGACTTGGATGGTGTGCTGGTTGAAGCAAAGCAAATACACTATGATACATTAAATCAAGCTCTAAGAGAAATAGATGAAAAATATATAATATCTGAAGCTGAGCATCTATCCACATATGATGGATTAAAGACAACACAAAAGTTAGAGTTACTTACTAAAAACAAAGGATTACATCCTGAATTTTATGATGATATTTGGTATAGAAAGCAACATCTAACTATTGAAGCTATTTCACAATTACAACCAGATTCACAAAAAATTGAATTGTTTAAAGAGTTGAGAGATGGGGGATATAAGTTAGCATGTGCTTCAAACTCAATTAGAAGGTCTGTGTTAGTTATGTTAGCAAAGATAGGTATAATTGAGTATATGGACTTAATCATCTCCAATGAGGACGTAAAGAACTCTAAACCGCATCCTGAGATGTATTGGAAGGCAATGAGTATGATGAGTGTGTTGCCGGAAGAAACCCTAATTGTAGAAGATTCACCACATGGTTTATTGGCGGCAAGTAGAAGTAGAGCAAATGTATTGAGAGTAGATAATCCAAAAGATTTGGTAATTTCAAAAATTATTCGTAAATTAGAACAAACTAAAAAAGTTATGAGCATACCAAAATGGCAAGGTGGTAAGATGAATGTACTTATCCCAATGGCCGGAGCTGGAAGTAGATTCCAACAAGCAGGTTATACATTTCCAAAACCACTAATTGATGTGGAAGGTAAACCAATGATTCAGGTTGTAGTAGATAACCTAAACATAGAAGCTACATACATTTATGTAGTTCAAAAAGAACATAGAGAGAAGTACAACTTAGATACTCTATTAAACTTAATAACTCCTAATTGTAAGATTGTGGAAGTTGATGGTTTGACAGAGGGAGCTGCTTGTACAACTCTATTAGCTAAGGAACATATTGATAATGATGCTCCTTTAGTTATGGCAAACTCTGACCAATTCGTAGAATGGGATAGTAATGAGTTTATGTATAAGATGATTGAACAAAAAGTAGATGGTGGTATCTTAACATTTACAGCAACACATCCTAAATGGTCATTTGCTAAAGTAGATGAGTATGGATATGTAACGGAAGTAGCAGAGAAGAATCCAATTTCAGATATTGCAACTGTTGGAGTTTACTATTGGGCTAAAGGTTCTGATTATGTAAAGTATGCAGAACAAATGATTGAAAAGAATATCAGAACTAACAATGAGTTTTATACTTGCCCAACTTTTAACGAAGCAATTGCGGATGGTAAAAAAATAAAAACATTTAACATTGATAAGATGTGGGGATTGGGAACGCCAGAAGATTTAAAATATTACTTAGAAAACAAAAAATAATGACACAAAATCAACCGGTTACATTTATAATTCCTTGTAGAAATAATCTAAAGTATTTGCAGCAAGCAGTTCAAAGTATAGAAACTCATTATGGAGAATATCATCATATTGTTATATTAGATGATGCTTCAACCGATGGTACTAATGATTGGGTAAGTTCAATAAATAAACCAAATATTATATCATATAGAAATGGTGGACCTGATAGAGTGGGACATACTGTGTTATATGATATTGGTATTAAATTAGCAACAACTCCCATAGTTACAATTCTACATTCAGATATGATTGTAACACAAAACTATGTTGGTAATATGTTAAAGCATTTAAAACCATTGACTGTAGTTTCTGCTACTCGTATTGAACCACCATTACATCCACCGGGTCCTGAAAAGTATGTTAAGGATTTTGGTATGGAGCCTGAAACATTTGATAATTCGTCTTTTCAAAAGTTTGTATATGAAACGGAATATACAACGGAGGGAAAAACCACAAAAGGTATCTTTGCACCTTGGATGTTATATAAAGAAGATTTTGCACAAATAGGTGGACATGATTTATTATTTGCACCAATGGAGTTAGAAGATTCGGATATATTCAATAGATTCCATTTACAGCAATATGAATTAATACAAAGTAGAGATGCTTTTGTATATCATATGACTTGTAGAGGTAGTAGATTTAAAGATGGTATTGAAATTGAAAGAGAGATACCATTACCAGACGGAACTATTTGGTATAAACCTAAAGATTCGGAAGAATATACAAAATTAAGAAATAATAAATTTAGAGAATGGTGGAGAAAATGGCATACTGATGTATTGCATGATGACCTTATGATGCCAATAGTTCCAAATAGATATACTACTTCATTTGTAGTTCATAATTGTAATCCACATCTTTTGGGAGTATTGGAACCTTGGTGCGATGACATATATATTGATTGTGATTTTGGAAGTTATGTAGCTAGTGAGGAAAATGAATCAATGTTTAAGATAACGGATAAAGTACATAATATTGGGGATGTTATGAAAAATGATGTGCAAATATTATTTGATGGTAGTAAACTAACAAATGAACATTATACACAATTCATAAAAAACATACCATTTATAGTTCAGCAAACTGATTCAATTGGAAGTTTTGAATGGGATATATTCCAACTTCACATACTTAATTTAAGAACAAAAGATATGGTACAGCCATTCTTCAAAAATATATTTTAATGAAAAAAAGAACACTAATTTGCATACATGTTATGCCATCCGAAATTGAAATGTTTGAAAGACAAATAGTTCAAATGAAAAAAGCATTCATGTATTTGGATGAAAGAGATGATGTTACATTAAAAGTAACATTAAACCTAAACCCAGAATTAACTGATTGGGAAAATAGTGAATTAAAAAATGGCCACTTCATATCTCGTTTTGCAATATTATTTAATGGAATGAAAAATATAAATGAAATTATATTGGATACTCAATGTTGGGGAACTACTCAACAAAAGAGAGAAGCTATTAAATTAGATTATGACCAATTTATATTTTGTGATACCGATATAATTTTCCACGAGCATATGTTAAGATATCAATTAGATGTATCTTACCAAATGGAAGGTATGTATATTGTTTCACCATCATTAGCAAAGTTTTGGGACACTAGTTGGGATGTATTATGTCATTCTGATTATATGGATAAGCATATAGGATATTCAACGGAAAGAGAAGCCATAGAAAATACAACTGTACAAAAAGTAGAATCTATTACAGTAAAAAGAGTACCTGTTATTAAGTTTGGATGTGGGATGCATACTTTATATTCTAAATCATTTTGGGAGTTTGTTGGTATACCTGAATCATTTGGTGGGTATGGTCCTGAAGATACATACGCAATGTCAGCCGCTGAAATAGCAATTAAATTAGGACATGATATAGTTCAAGTATATATGGATGGTATTTACATTACGGAAGATTATATAAACAGACAGCCATCATTTGATGGAAAGATTAAACCAATTGATAAAAAAACAGAATTTTGGCAAAAAGCATTTAATCTTGGCCAAGAGGAAATTACAAAGTTTGCAACAAAATTAATCAAAAATAAATCAAATCCATAAATCTTTATATTTATATTGGTAAATACGAATATAATGAAGCTTAGTCAATTAAAAGAGCAAATACGTTCTGTAATTAGAGAACAATTTATAGATGAGATGTCACAAAACGATATCCATTTTAAAGCAATAATGAAATTCTACGATAAGGGAACTTCAAATGCTAAGAAAGCAATATCTTTATATTGTTGCGCTAAACCAAATGCAAATAGACAACAAATTGTTAAAGAATTGATGGATATGGATTATAATGATATCCAAGACTTACAAAAGCATTTCAAAATTAAAGAATACGTTGACAAGAAAGGTGTTGAGCATGTTGCAGCAGCGTTACCTCAAACGGAAGAAGAACCTGTAAACGAAGCAAAAGTAATTGATATTGTAGATAGATTCCATGATTTGAAATTACCAAATATAGTTTATTTAAACAAAAAGCCATATACTGGAAATGCTTTTGTTATGAATGGATATAATGGTTATACATCATCTAGTACTGATGGTTGGGTATATGATTCCAAAACAAGAAAACCATTAACTGATAAGCAAGGGAGTACATTGAGGGCAACTACACATAGGGGAGCTAAATGGAATTTTAAAAATGGTATAAAAGAATCGGTAAACGAATGTAAAACTTGTTAAGTATGGAAAATATGTATTCAGTAATAATCACAGCTATCACCGTATTGGGTGGAACAGGAGCTTGGAGATATTACGAAAAGAGAGCACTAAATAAAGAAAGAGATGATGAGTTTATCAGACACGATTGTAAAGATAGAATCTCTAAATTAGAAGCCTTATTAGAAAATAGTTCAAAAGAGAAAGATGAACTTCGTAGTATGGTATTAGAACTTACAAAAGAAGTAGCAGCATTGGGTGTTAAAGTTGAGTTCCTTACAAAAGAAAACGATAAGTTAGAAAAAGCACTCCCAAAGACTAAGAGACAAATAAACGGATAAGATGCCATTAGCAAGAGCTCTATTTACAGAAGATAGGAAATTAAGAATATTTGATTTTGATGATACACTTGTCAAAACAAATTCATTCATATATGTAACGCATAAGGATGGCAAGAAATCAAAACTAACTCCTGGTCAATATGCGGTTTACAAAGAAAGACCGGGTGATGAATTTGATTATAAAGATTTTCAACAAGTAACAAATCCTCAAATTATAAAGGGGTATGTTGAATTATTAAGAAGAATGGTTAATAGTGGTGGAAGCAGAGAAGTATTCATCTTAACAGCTCGTTCCGCAGAAAGACCAGTATCCCAATTCATAAAAGACTTAGGTATAAAGGGAGTAACAGTAGTAGCATTGGGTGATAATAACCCTGAAAAGAAAGCTGACTGGATTGAAGATAAAGTAAAGGATGGATTTGATGATGTTTACTTTGTAGATGATTCCCCTAAAAACGTAGATGCGGTCCGCAAAAGACTAAGTAATTACAATATAAAGAAAAAAATCCAACAAGTTAAACACTTCTAACTTGTAGTAGTAGTTTATTTAAATTTTTCAATATTTATAAGAGTTAAATACTAACTTTACGAAACAATATTGAGAAATGGCAAATAAAAAGATAACCGAATTACCTTATATTACAGGAATATCGGGCTCTACGATAGCGGATAATCCACTAATTAACACTGTGGTTCCTGTGGTTTTATATGGTACTACGAATCAAATAAATATTGAGAATTTCTCAAGGTTTATGAATTTGTACACTGCTACAACTGGTTCTGCTGGTAATATATTTGTAGGTCCTCAAACTATTAATAATAATGTAACTATTAATGGAAATCAAGCGGTAAATGGAAATGTTAGTATTAGTGGTAGATTAACAGTTAATGAAGTTGTTGCTCAATATGAAACGGCATCGATATTATTTTCAACGGGTTCTACAAAATTAGGTGACCAAATAACCGATAAGCACGAATTTACTGGTTCAACAAATATAACTGGTTCACTTATTATAAATGGTGTAAACTTTACCGATTTTAGCGCATCTAATTCAACTGTATTTACAAACTTCAGTAGTTCAAACTCAACTGTATTTACAAACTTTAGTAGTTCTAATTCAACATTATTTACAAATACCAGTAGTTCTATAAACACTACTCTATTTGCAGTAAGTAGTTCTATAAACACTACTTTATTTGCATTGAGTAGTTCAAACTCAACTGTATTTACAAACTTTAGTAGTTCAAACTCAACTGTATTTACAAATTATAGTTCATCGAATTCAATTGTATTTACAAACTTTAGTAGTTCAAACTCAACTGTATTTACAAATTATAGTTCATCGAATTCAACTTTAATAACAAATTATAGTAGCTCAATTAATACTACTATATACACAATAAGTGCTTCGATAGATACCACAATATACACAATAAGTGCTTCAATAGATGATACTTTATTTGCGGTAAGTGCTTCAATAGATTCTACTATTAAGGCTAATTTGGGAGCAACTAATGATGTAGTATTTAGAATTCAACAAGCAACAGCATCAATACAAGAATATACTGCATCTTTAAAAACAGCAATATTACCTAATGGTACTAATTTAGATGTTATTGGTAATTTAAGAGTTAGTGGTTCTACTACTTTGGGTGATACTAATACTGATAAGGTTGAAGTAACTGGTTCGGTTAATGTAACTGGATATGTATCAGCATCTGGTATTAATATCTATTCAACTGGTACTCCTGAAATTCTATCTACAAACAATTTAAGATTAACGGCAGATAGCTCGGTTGTAATTACTACTGATAATTCTGGAACAGCAAAGGTATGGGATTTTGATAATGGTGGTACAATAAATTTACCGGGCGGAGCTACAATATCAACACCAAATACTGTGGATGTGATTGTTGCAGCTGGTTCGGCTGGGGCAGCTCAATTAGCAAACTTTAATAAGGGTAACTACTTTGCAATAAATGATACTCTTGCAACAATTAATGTGGATGCTGGGGCTACAAATAAGGTATGGCAATTTACAAATGTTGGTAGTATTAATTTACCGGGTTCAATTATTAAACCTGATGGGGGAGAGTATTCAGCATCATTAACATTGACATCTTCATTCCATGCATTTACCGCATCAATAGGTTCTACATCAAATGATTATAGAATTGAATTAAATAGTATTGAAGCTTACACTGCATCTTTAAAAACTGCAGCAATTGTATCATCTTCAACGCAAGTTCAAAACTATGACCTATTCGCATTAAACTCTAACTTATATATTGGTACTGGTTCATTACAAGCACAACTTAATGGTTTAATGGGATTCACTGCATCATTGGATAATACATACGCAACTGATGCACAATTACTTCCAATATTACAGGCAACTCGTTCATTGGAATTACATAGTGGTTCAATGATTGGTATTACAAATGAATTGATGAGTTACACCGCATCACTTAAAGCAGCAGCAATTGTATCTTCTTCACAACAGGTACAAAACTACTTCGCATTTGCATTAACTTCATCTAATAATAGTTTCTTTGGTGAAAGTACATTTACAAATAAAGTTACGCATACAAATGGTTATGTAGTATTATCGCAAGTTTCAGCAAGTTTAAATTTTGTGGATGATGCCGCAGCAGCAATTGGTGGTGTACCTTTGGGTGGATTATATAGAAACGGAAACTTTATAGTAATTAGAATAGCATAAAACAATAAACAAATGGCATTAGAATTATCGGGTTCAATAAATATAAGTGGTTCAATGACCGCAACAACAATAATAGTATCTGCGCCAGGAGCACCTGGTATGGTATCATCTTCAAATCAATTAGTAGAATTAAATACTGCTACGGGTTCTTTAATAGGAATCACAAATGATTTGACGGCATATACGGCATCATTAAAAGGAGCAATTGAAGTAAGTGGACAAAATGTAAATGTATTAGGTACTCTAACCGCACAAGAAATATATACAACTTATGTAACATCTTCAATACTGTTTAAAAGTGGGTCAACTAAATTTGGCGATGATACCGGTGATATACATCAATTTACAGGTTCATTAAGAACACGTTTTGGTACTAATGAAAACTTACATATTTTCAGTCTTGGTTCTGGTGATATGAGATTATCAGCATTAAATGACACTGCAAATTCTAATGTTCAATTATCTGTTCAAGCTTATCCATTAATATTTAAAACCGCTGGTGGTCTTGATGTAATACGAATAACAACTGGCAGTATATCTAGTGGTAGAACTGAAATTACTGGTTCATTTAATGTTAATGGTGAAATTAGAATGGATGGCTCTACATTATTTAGAGGGATGAGTAGTAATACTTTACAATTATGTGGTGGTACTTCAAGTTCTAATATTAAAATTAATGGTGCAACAGAAGTTATAACACTGGATACCAATGGCGCAACAAGAGTTACCGTCGCCTCATCCGGAACAACAACATTTGGTGGTGCAATTGATACTTCCGAAAATTTAATATATTCCAAAAGAACTTCACCTTCTAATGTAACTACTGGTGCAACAACTGTATTTACTATAACACAAAAGAGTGGTGAGTTTCAATCAACTTATATGATATCTATTATAGGTCTATATGATTCGGGTGGAGCTAATCAAAATGGATACTATACCGGAATTGCATCATTCTTTAATGATGGAGCTGTTGCACAGGCAGCTATATCAGGATTACATTCCAACGGATGGTCGGCATCTGCGGCCGCAACATTGGGAGGGTCTTTTACGGTAACCTTTACAAATGCTGCAGCAACAACAATGACTAATATTAGAATTACTGCGTTAAAAATAAACGCAACTTAATTCAAATAATAACTAATGAAACAATACAACGTTATTTTAAAAAAGGATGTAGACTATGATTCTTTTTGGAATGATATTGAAAGTGATACCGATGGTGGTAAACTTTATATTCCAAATAGAGCAGTAGAATTTACAAACGAAAGATTAGCTTCACTTCGTCAATGTTGGTATTTGCTGACAGATGAAGAAGCAGAATTACTTAGACAGGATGATAGAGTTTTGGGAGTAGAGATACCGCCAGAGTATAGAGATGATATTGTGATGTTACCTAGAGCAACTCAAACTGGAAATTTTACAAAGACAACATCTGATAGTGGTACATTTCTTAATTGGGGATTGATTCGTTCATCAAACCCAACTAACGTTTATGGTACTGGTACAACTACCGCATTAAATTATGAATATACCTTAGATGGAACTGGTGTTGATGTGGTAATTCAAGATAGTGGATTACAGGTAGACCATCCTGAATTTCAAGATGGAAGCGGTAATACAAGAGTTCAACAAATAGATTGGAGTGATTATAGTGCTGGTTTTGTACAAAGTGCAAATCATTATAGAGATTTTGATGGACATGGTACACATGTAGCTGGTATTGCTTGTGGTAAAACATATGGTTGGGCAAAAGAAGCAAGAGTATATTCTCAAAAATTAAGTGGTTTGGAAGGTAGTGGGGATAGTGGTACTGGTATTAGTATTACTTACGCATTTGATGCTATTAAAACTTGGCATACATCTAAAGCAGGTAGTAGACCGACAGTAGTCAATATGAGTTGGGGATATGGAACTTATTATAATACTGTAACATCATTAACTTATAGAGGAGTAACATATTCCGATGGTAGTACTACTGGAAACGCATCATATAGATTTTCAAACTATGGATTAAATTCATCTTCTGGTTCTCCTGTTGCAACTTATATTGCTAATGTAAGAATTGCTTCGGTGGATACTGATATAGAAGAAATGATTGATGCTGGCGTTGTAGTTTGCATAGCAGCCGGTAATAGAGGAACTAAAATAGATGTGTTCGGAGGATTAGATTATAATAATTTTGTGACAACTAACTCTGGAATTAAATATTATCATAGAGGAAGTTCTCCATATTCAGATAGAGCATTAATGGTAGGTTCAATTGATAGTACGGTATATGATGTGAACAATGACCAAAAAGCTACATATTCCGAAACAGGACCTGGAGTTAGTATTTGGGCGCCTGGCACAAACATTATGAGTGCATGTTCTAATACAAACGCATTTGGTGCACAATCATATTATTTGAATGCATCATTTAAGCAAGTTAATATTAGTGGTACTTCAATGGCTGCACCGCAAGTTGCAGGAGTTGCTGCATTAGCATTACAATTAAATCCAACATATACACCAACGCAAGTTAAATCATCTTTAGTAGAAAATGCTTCGGATGATATATATACTACTGGAAATACTACGGATTATTCTAACACAAGAAGTTTATTAGGGTCTGGTATAAAAATGTTATATAGCAGTTTTACACAGGCACCGATATCTGGTGGTCCTACAGCGTTAGTAGTAAAAGGTGGGGGATTGAGAATAACTGCGGATATAAGAATGGTATAAAAATAAAAAAGTTATGGCTAGTGGATATGTTAGTTGGACAACACCTGATGGTAATTCACCTAACCCAGTTTATATAGATGATACAAATAAAAGTGTAGAATTTTCTGCAAGAGAAGATGTAGCACCTTATACAATCACTAGGCCAGTCGGTTCAGTAATTTACACATTATCAAATTTAGGAATTATTAATGGTTTTCAATGTTATAGATATGCGGTATATGTAACAGCAACTACAACAACTACAACAACTACAACTGAACCACCTGAAATAACTTTAACTACTGTTGGTAGTTGTACTGGTATTGGAATAGAGGGTACTGGTAGAGTAGTAGCAAGTGGATTTAGTGGCGGTAGTGGTACATACTCTACTATAAGAATTGGTACATCTATGGAAAACGCATTTGATGCAACTCCAATTAATTTAAGTGGAGCTACGTCATACCAATTTGATAATTTAAATAGTGCGGTATGGTTTGTATTAGTAACAGATAGTGCTGGTTATCAGGGATATGCTAGACAGATTATAAATTGTACAAACACAACAACAACAGCTGGGCCAACATCAACTACTACTGAAGCATCAACAACAACTACAACATCTACATCAACAACATCTACATCAACTACAACAACTACGGGAGCACCGCTATCATTTAATCTTGCATTTGATGCTAGTTCAGGTACAACCGCATGTAGTAATTATCCTGCAACTAATACGGCTCTTAGATACGCATATTATACTGCAACTTTAGGAAATGGAATACAATTATTTACATCTACTGCACTAAGTACTGCTGTTGCAAACGGATACTATTCAAATGGTACGAACTATTGGTTAGCTACATCTGGTATATTGAATTCTCAAGTATCTTGTACTAACCCTTGTGGATTTAATGGAGGAACTGCTGTATATACGGCACCAACAACTACAACTACTACAACCGCAGCACCAACAACAACAACTGCAGCACCAACAACAACTACTGCAGCACCAACAACAACTACTGCAGCACCAACAACTACAACCGCAGCACCAACAACAACTACTGCGGCTCCAACTACAACTACTGCGGCTCCAACTACAACTACTGCAGCACCAACAACAACTACTGCAGCACCAACAACAACTACGGCAGCACCAACTACAACTACTGCAGCACCAACAACTACAACCGCAGCACCATCGTTTACAACATACAATATAGGACCAGATTACGCAAATGCTACATCAGCTTGTACTTCGTTTTCTATGGATTTCCATACAGAAGTATATGCAGCGGAAGCTGCTCCAGCTTTAGTTACACGATTCTACACAGATACTGCATTGACAGTAGGATTTGTGGGTTCATCAGACTTTTATGCATGGGCTTTAGCGCCAGAAAGTACAACACCATTTGTTAATGGACAAGTTAGCTCATTAGGAAATGTAAGTAATATCACAGGATGTGCTGGTATCTAATAATGATTGTTATTACACATGTAGTATATAAAATAAAAAATGAAATAATTATAAAATAGAATGAATGTAACGATAACATATACTTCACTTGGTGTGGATTCTGGATTTAATTATAATCTAACAGCAAATGTAGGTTCAGTAACACCATCAACTGCAACAAAAACGGAATTGTTAGCTGGTAAACTTGTGACTGTTGATGATACTGCTACTAATGTTACTATTACATCTACGGGAACTTGTACTAACGCAAGTACGTTAAGTATAACAGGTATCCCAACAACTACTACAACCACAACTACAACAACGACAACAACTACAACAACTACAACAACTACGGCAGCACCAACTACAACAACCGCCGCACCAACAACTACAACCGCAGCACCAACAACAACTACTGCAGCACCAACTACTACAACGGCAGCTCCATTAAATCAAGTAAACTATGGATATGATGCTTCCGATCCTGATGTGGCTTGTACAAATTTTGAAACCTTTACTTTTTTCGCATTGTTTAATAATAATAATGACCCTTCTGCAAATGGTGTAATTGTGTGGACAAATAACAACGGAACTGGAACTCCTGCTAATGGATATTATGCTAGAGGTGGTAATGTATGGTATATGACTGGTGGAGTATTAGGAAGTCAAGCAGTATGTTATAGTGGAACACCTACAACTACTACAACCGCAGCTCCAACTACAACCGCAGCACCACCACAAGATTATTATGATTATGAAAGATGTGTTAATCCAAATGCATATGAGGGTGGAATTTATAGTATTGGCTTAAATTCGGGAGATTCGCCACCATCAACAATTTTAGTGAGTGGAGATTGTCATAGTATAGTATCATACACACCATCGGCATTTGCTAGTTATACAACCCCTGTATATAGCATACCATCACCTGCGTGTGCTTGTATATAAAATTAAAAATATTAATATAAGATAATTATATATACAAATAAAGGTTATGAAGAATTTACGTTTCGTATGTGCTCAACCCGCAATTCCATATTACACTTGGCAGGTTGAAGTAATGATACACAATTTTATTGAAATGGGAGTTAATCCAAACAATATGGATATAGTTTGTTATGCGGCAAATGGAATAGTACCTCCTGATTGGAGAAAGTTAGCAGACAAATACAACTATGTTAGATTTTTCTTTTATGATGATACAAGACGAAATAGAGGATATACATCATCCATAAGACCTAATATATTAAAACAACATTGGAAAGCTAGACCTGAAATACATGATGATGTAATTTTTTATCATGATTGTGATATTGCCTTCACAAAACCAATTGGAGAATGGATAACGGACGAAATGATTAATGATAATAATTGGTATGGTTCGGATTGTAGATGGTACATATCTTATTCTTATATAAAATCAAAAGGAAATGATGTATTAAGTGCTATGTGTTCACTAATGGAAATTGATGAAAAGGTTGTTGAAGATAATGAACTAAATGGAATTGGTGCACAATATATAATGAAAGGTATATCCGAAAAATATTGGGAAACAATAGAAATGGATTGTGAAAAGTTATTTGTTAATATTACAGAGTTAAATAGAATTAAAGTAGAACAAGACCCAACACACCATTCATTACAAATATGGTGTGCTGATATGTGGGCTGTTTTATGGAACGCTTGGAAGATGGGATATAAAACAATATGTCATCCTAATTTAGAATTCAGCTGGGCAACATCTCCTGAAAATTTATGGGATAAATGTAATATATTTCATAACGCAGGTGCTACAACTTCAAAGGATGGATTGTTTTACAAAGCAGAATATATGAACAAATTACCATATAATGAAAATTTAAATATTAAAGAAGGAACTACTTCATATGAGTATTGGAAACTAATACAAAAAACAGCAAAAAAATCAGTATTGATATGAGTAAATCTTATAGTGTATTTGTTGATGATAAATATTATTATGACTTTGTAGCATTATATAATAGTTGGAAATATTATGAAAGTAAAATCCCAATTAAAGTTTATATTGCTGGCGATTTGAGTGAAGAAAGAAGAATCGCTTTGGAAAAAATAGTAAAAGTTATTAACGTAAGTAGTGATGGTTATGGATATCCGCACTTTAAAGGAAAGTACTTATTTAAATGGATTGGCTTATCAAAGTATATGGATGATTATGAAATACTATTAGATGCCGATACATTATTTTTATCTAATATTGATTTTCTATTTGATGAATTGGAAAAAGGAAAATTTATAGGAGCTAGAGAGCATGTAGATGTTATACACAATTCATATGTAACCAATGATGAATGGCCAGATGAATGTATGAGAATAAGAAATCAATTGAAAAAATATATAGGCGATGTGGCTGATAATTATGTAGAAGATTTAATAACACCAACATATAATGCAGGACTTATTGGATTTAGTAAAGTTCATCATAAATTTTTATTAGATAAATCCATAGAAATATTAACAAGTGATTTTCACACTGATAAAAATCCAATATCACACTTAGAGCAATATATGATGAATTTATTATTACAATTATATTCAATAGATATTCATATTTTACCTCAATTAGAATGGATGAATACATGGCATTGGCATCTTAATCCAAAAAAGATACTAAAAATAGAAGATAGTAAATTTGCATTGTATAATGATGGAGGTAATAAAATAAATTTTTATCATTTTACAGGAGGTATTGGTTTAGTTGACCCGATTGATAAGATAATGAAACCATGCAGAATGCATCAGATATACGAATCTCAAGTCTACGAATCTCAATTTAAACGAGACGATGTTGAGAAACTTTGGTATAGTAGATATCAAAATCCAGTAATTTTATTATACGAACACTTTGCAAATAAAGGGTTATAAAACAAAAACATATGACAATAAAAGAACAATTTCAAACTTACAAAATTCATCAATTACAATTAGACCCATATGGTGTATGTAATGCTAGATGCTGGTTCTGTCCAGTAAAATATAAAGGAAACCCAGCGGAAGGGAAAGAAGTGATGAGTGTTGAATTATTAGAAAAAATAATTAAAAATCTTATTGATGAAAGAGATAGAGAAGATGGTTTAGTACATAAACATTTTGGAGGATTTTATACAGCACATTATAACGAAATTCTTTTATATCCACACTTTGAACAATTATTACAAATCTGCCAAAAATATAGATTATGTTTTATGGTATTATCCAATGGAGTTCCTTTGACTCCTGACAAGGTTGATTTAATTGTAAAATACAAAGGTGTTGTAAATGGTATATGTCTAAATATTCCAGCATTTGAACCTGAAGTTTGGAGTTTAAGAAGTGGTATAAACATAAAGCAATTTGATAAACTAATATCTAATGTAAAATATGCTATGGAACAACTACCTGATATGGTACAAAACAAATCATTCTCAATTCAAATAAATGGTTCTAGTGAACATTCTTTTAGTGATAAGGGTGGTTGGTTAGATAAGGGTATTGAATTTCCAACTGATATAGATTTGGACCCAGTTACTGGTGAGTTAGCTAAGCAAACCCAAATAGCTAAAAATTTATTTGAAGGTTTACAAATATATCCATGTGCATCTTTAATTGATAGAGCTGGTTTGTTGGACCATATAATGACTAATAAAGAAGCAATAAAAAGAAACTTACAGCATGGAGATGAAACTAAAAAAGTTATTGGATGTGGTAATGGTAGAGAAGTAGGTGGTAGACCTGTTGGTTGGATTCATGTAAACGCAGCGGGTAAAGTATTCCTTTGTTGTAATGACTATGATATGGAAGTTCAGTTTGGAGATTTTAAAACGCAAGAATTAAGTGAATTCTGGGGAAGTACAGAGCACCAAAGAAAAGTGCAAAAATCATACGATACGATTTGTAGAGGATGTGCTTCGGCTATTTTTGAATAATTAAAAAAATAATACTTATAAAAAACTAAGTTATGATATATTGGTTTACGGGTCAACCCGGTGCAGGTAAGACGGTATTAGGTACTAAGTTAAAAGACTTTTTACAAACCGAAAAGAGAAATTGGAGAAAGGATGTATTCCATATTGACGGAGATGATTTAAGAGAATTGACTCTTAATAAAGATTACACAGAACAAGGTAGAATTCAAAACATTAAGAATGCACAATTATTAGCATATTTCCTACAAGCTAATGAGTGTGATGTTGTTGTTTCTTTAGTCGCACCATATAAAGAATTAAGAGAGGAATTTAAAAAAATATGTGCGGATAATATAATTGAAATTTATGTTCATACTAATCGTAAAAGACAAAGAGAACAATTTAAAGTAGAGGGATACGAAGCACCTGAAACGAACTTCTTTGATATGGATACAACATCTGATAATCCAACACAATCTTTTACAAAATTAATACATCACTTAAGAGAAATAGATAAATTATAAAGTTATGAAAAAATACGCAATGTACATTGGAAGATGGCAAAATTGGCACAAAGGACATGAGTGGTTAATAAACCAACAATTAGAAAAAGGTAAAAACGTTTGGGTAGCAATTAGAGATGTTCAGCAAGATGAGAACAATCCAAAGACGGCTCAACAAATCCTAAAAGAATTATCAGCAGAACCATTTTTTACAAACAATTTTGATAAGATTTTGTTATCTATTATTCCTGATATTGAATCGGTGAACTATGGCAGAGGTGTAGGATATGATGTAATTTATCACGAACCACCTGCAGATGTAGCTGTAATTAGTGGTACTGCTATCCGTAATGGAGAAATGAAATCAGATGGTAGTTCAACGTAAGAGACATATAGCTAAGACCATCTCATATCGTATTTTAAGTACGCTTATAGGGTTTTGTATAATGTGGTGGGTAAGTGGTTCAATCAAAGTTGGAGCGGCATTTGGGGTAGCAGAATTGATTTATAAACCCATCCAATACTACATTCACGAAAGAATTTGGTATAAGTGGATAAAATATGGATTGAAAAAATAAAATTGATATACTTATATGTAGAAATACAAAATAGTATATCAATTTAGTTATATGGAAGATGAAGAAGTAAAAGGGTTTCCTAATTTTGACCCAACGAAAGATTTATCATTAGCACCTCAAAAGAGAACAAAGAGAGGATTGGGTGCTAGACCTTTATTAGAAAGTGAAATAAAGGCTATACAAAAGAAAGCCCGTTCAGCGGCTGAAGCAGCAAGATTATTAGGTGTATCGTACAACACATACAAAAAGTACGCAAGAGAATATAAAGTATTTGATGATTTAAAGAATCCATCTGGTATTGGTATTCGTAAAGGTACTCAAACTAGTGGTGGATTCCATGCATTGGATGATGTATTAAATGGAAAATATCCGAATTACCCAGTTTGGAAATTAAAAAAGAGATTATTACTTAATTCATATATGGAAGAAAAGTGTAATAATTGTGGATTTTGTGAAAGGAGGGTAACAGACCATAGAGTTCCATTGATTTTGGACTTTTTGGATGGAAATCGTAAGAATTTCGCATATGAAAACCTTAGAATGTTATGTTTTAACTGTTCGTTCCTAATAAATGGAAATCTTACAGGTCCTAGAAAAGAATATGAGTATTAATTTGGTAGATTCAGAAAATTATCGTATATTTACATAAATCAAATTTAAAACAATAAATTATGGCAAAGTATTTTGAAGTTACAGTGACCGTTCAACACGAAGTAGATGGCGGCAAAGGTGGTACAAAAATTAAGAAAGTAAAAGAAAGTTATTTAGTAGATGCTATGACCGTTACGGAAGCAGAAGCTAGAGTAGTTAAAGAATTCGAATCAGCAGGTGTAAGCTTAGAGTATGAAGTATCAGCTGCAAGAGAATCTAAAATCTTACAAGTAATTCAATAATGGGAATCGAAACAAAAATCGAAGAAGTTAAAGAAGTAATAATGAAAAGAGTTCCACCGGGTGATAGATGGTCACCTGTGGATTCTCCTTCTGTTACTTTGGATAGTTTGACTGATGCATTGGAATATCATTTCCAAAACACAGGCCAAACTGAATTTTTCTTGTCTGCTAGAAAGGGTACTGTAGAGGTTATCCACAAACAAGAAGTTAAATTTGAGAAACCTGTTAAAAGGTATTCTCTATATGATGAGGATTAAAAATCGTTATGTTTACTAAAAAACATAATACTTATATAAATAACATAAAAAACAAACAATTATGAGTACATTCGCTATCGTAGTATTGGTTATCGCAATCGGTGCCGTTGCTACATTTATCGCTATGAAAAAGGGTACAATCGCAGACGCAAACAACAACAACATTCCAGATGCAATTGAAGAAAAAGTTGCTGAAGTAAAAGAAGTTGCTAAGAAAGTAAAAGCAGTTGCTGAAAAAGCTACTAAAGTTGCAAAGACCGTTGTAGTAGAAAAGAAAGCTACAAAGAAGCCAGCAGCTAAGAAAACAAAATAGTATAGAAATATACGTCAATATGTTACGTTACACTTTACAACAAAAATGTAACAACAAATGGCAAAGTCAGTAGGTTCAGCAAACAAAGTATCTTTCGGTAAAAGAAAGACTGGAAAGATTAATGGTAGAAAATCATACGGCCCTAAATCACAAGCACCTAAGAGGTACAAAGGACAGGGGAAGTAATTAAAATAAAGAAGTTATGAAAATTTGGTTATGGAGATTACTCGGACTATTGTTCGTAGGTTGCGCATACATCGGAGCTATTGTTCCTGGCGTACCTATGACAACATTTGTAATCTTAGCAGCATGGGCATTCGCTAAGAGTTCACCAAAGTTAAATCATTGGTTGCATACTCACCCAACATTCTCACCATATCTTATTAGATGGGAGGAAAAAAGCATTTATCCAACGAAAGTTAAATGGATAATGGCTATTACTATGGTTGTAAGTTATTCCATTTTACTATTCACATTACATAAACCAGCAGCACTTATTGGTATTGGTTGCTTTATGTTATTTTGGGTAGTATGGGCTTGGAGATATCCGGGTTCAGAAGAAGAATATGAGCGTAGAAAGAAAGCTGGAGAGAAAATTGGTTGGACAAAATAGTTTAATCTAATATGGAAGATGTTACACTTATCATTCAAGGAAGATTGACACAAGAAACATATGATTTTTATCTAAAGACTTGTACCAATTTTCCTGTTCTTATTTCCACATGGGTGGATTGTAAAATAGATTTCTCTAGTTTACCACCTAATTTTTTAGTAATATTATCACAAATTCCTGAAGAGCCTGGTGCTCAAAATTTTCATTATCAAACTGTTTCTACTTTAACTGCATTAGAAAGAATAAAAACAAAGTATGCAATTAAAGTGAGAGGTGATGAATTTTATTCAAATTTGCAATATATTCATAATGTATTAAGAGTAGATCCCGATAAAATACATTCTGCTCCGGTATTTTTTAGAGCGTGGCAGTACTCGGAATATCATATATCAGACCATGTTATAGCTGGTACAACTGAAAATCTATTGATTATGTTTAGAGCATGTAAGCACAACTTTGATACTGGTAAGATGAATGTTTCAAAATGGAAAATTGATGGAAACTTTCATAAATACGTTACAACTCATGCACCCGAAGAACGAATAACTAAATCTTATTTAGATGCTAAAGCTCCTGATAAGTTTGAAAGAGTTGATGGTAGAATATTAATGAAAGAATATTTTGATATATTAGATTTAAATTTATTAAAACCATACAAAGTAAAAGCAAATTTATTTAGAGTAGAATGGTATGATAACTTCCTTCCAGAAGCAAATTATAGTATATCAACCATAGACCAATTATTTAGTGATGACCCATATAAAATACCAAACCAATGATACTAATATCGCATAGAGGAAACATAGATGGTAAAATACCTGAATACGAAAACAATCCAAATTATATACAAGCTGCATTAGAGTTAGGTTACGATGTAGAAGTTGATGTATGGTTTGTTGATGGTAAGTTTATGTTAGGACATGATGAACCGCAATACGAAACTGATTATAAGTTTTTGATGAACGAAAAGTTATGGTGTCATGCTAAACACTTGGATGCATTGTTTGAAATGAAAAAATATGCAATTCATTACTTTTGGCATGAAACTGATACCGTAGCACTTACATCTAAAAATTATGTTTGGGCATATCCTGGTAAGCAACCAATCAAAGGAAGTATAGCTTGTATGCCTGAATTGGAAAATGATAATGTACTACTTTGTAAAGGTATTTGTTCTGATTATATAAAAAGGTATAGGTAAATGAATATATATCCTCCAGCTAAAGTTTATATAGCAAAAAGTAGTGTTCATGGCTGGGGTGTTTTTGCCAAAGAAATAATCTATGAAGGGGAGGTAATAGAAGAAACCCCGTTATTAGACCTAAAGATTGAGAAAGGGTCACCATCATCGGTTTTATTAGATTATAGATTCAATTGGCCGCAAGGAAGTGGTAACAATTGGGAAAAACAAGTTATACCTTGGGGATATGGTTGTTTATATAATCATTCCAACGAAGCTAATGCATATTGGCGCTCAAATTTGGAAAATGAAACTTTTGAATTTGTAGCAAATAGAGATATAGAAATTGATGACGAAATATTTACCTATTATGGTGGTGTTGAGTATTGGGAAGATGGTAGAACTAAAACAAATGTAGTATAATGAAAATAGCACTTTGTTTTTCTGGATTTATTAGAGATTTAGATGAAACTAAAAACTTTTGGACAGAACTTATAGAAAAACATAAGATAGATGTGTATGCCTCTTTTTGGGATACTGAAAAACCTGAATTGAATGATACTATAAACAATTTCTTAACAATATATACTCCTAAAAAATATGAAGTTGAGAATTATAAAATATTCAAAGAAACAACGCAAGATTTTGCTTCAATGAATATAGCATCTCCACAAAACTTACTTCCACATTTACAAGATACCTCAAAAGCATTTGGGCAACTATCAATGTATTATAAAGTTTGGAAATGTAATATGCTTACTAAGCAATTGGGTATAGAGTATGATTTAGTTATAAGAGCTAGAACCGATGTTATTTTAGATGAGCATTTTGAAATAGTTGAAAATGATATGTTAAATATACCAATGGGATGGATGAGTTGTTTTTCATATCCGCACTCCGATGGTATAAATGATTGCTTTGCATACGGAAGACCAAAGATAATGGATTATTATAGTTTTATATATCTTAGAATGATGGAATATCTAAATGTAGGACATTATGTATTCCCACCAGAACATTTCTTAGCTGTACATTTTAGTAAGATTCATATTCAAATGAGATACTTTCCAAACTATATGATAATAACAAGAATATCAAAAGGTACACCACATGATGTTTACAATTCTTTTATAACAAAACCATACGAAGATATAAGATGGAGTGATTGGAATGATTTTATTCCGGATGAAAGGTGGACATTTAAGAAATCAATAAAAGATGATTTTATCGTTTAAATGTATAATGTTATATTTAATAAAAAATAAAGCATTATGAATGTAGAAAACAAAATCAAAGACATTATAGATATGTTAGAAGATGCTATCTCATTTGAAGATTGGAATAGAGTTGAGGAAGCACAAAAAGAACTAACATTTATATATGAAGAAATGCAATCATCATTTCCTCTAGATGAGTGGGATGAGAATGATATAGATTAATAAAAATATGGTAAAAAAAATACTGGTTACGGGATTCCCCCATAGTGGGACTACTATACTTCGTGCTAAAATTGGAGAATGTAAAAACATATATGAGGCTCAATATGAATGTGTAGACCCACCAAACTTCTACCCAGCTATGCCATATGATTTTTATGTATGGAAGCATCCTTTTTTGGATACGCCATTTAGAAATCATACGTTTGCAATAAAGCCTGACAGTAAATACGTTGATACAATTGTTATTCCAATTATTAGAAATCCTTGGAATATATTTTCATCCTTACATAAGAGAGGTACACAAAGTGGAGAATTTTCAATATATGATAGTAGACAGGGACATTCTTTACCTTGGTATGAAAATACATGCGAAGTTATATTTGATGCATTTCAAAAAAATTATAAAGATGTATATCCAATAAAATACGAAGAAATGTTTGATAATAATTTTGAAAAGCTTAGAAATATTTTTGATAGTATTGGATTGGAATATGATGATGATATATTTGAAAAAAGAACCAAAGAATTTAGTCATGGTGATGCTATGTATGTAGAAGATTATGATAAAAACGGAAAGTATGATGGTGGTTTGAGAGCTTGGCAAATAAACCAACCTTTTAAAAATATGAATGGAGATATTAATTTACCCGATGATTTTTCTCAAATGTTAGCAAATTCACCAAGCATTCAAAAATTAGGGTATTCGGACCCTCGTATAACTGATTGATTTTCAATAGGTTAGACATATAATAAAAAAATATATCTGTAAAGCGTTGATTCTCAAGAAACAATTTTTGGGATAAAATTTGGTAGTCTCAAATAATTGTTGTATATTTACATATAATTAATTCACAAAAACCCCTTTATATGAGTTGGTACAACGATTTCAAAACAGGTACAAAGGATTATCTAACAAAAGGTAATTCAAAACAATCAAAGACTTATAGTAAGTATGGTAGCTCCTCTTGGTGGATGAGTGATTGGGATGACACAGGTTATTCTAATTCGTTCACTACTACACAAGTTAAATCAAAGAACTTGTATAAGATGGCAGCTCATCGTAGAGCAATCGCTAACTTCGTAAGTATTGTAACAGGTAAAGCTATACCTGTAAAATTTAACACCAAAGGTAATTCATACACCGATGGTACTACAGTAGTAATTTCATCCAAAGTAGCAGAACCAAATGAGTTTGACCCGGCAGTAGGGTTGGCATTGCATGAAGGTTCACACATTAAGTTATCCAATTTTAAGTTATTGGCTGATATGTACCAATCTATTCAAAAAGTAGTTGGACCGGCTAAATTAAAAGAATGGCAGGAAACCGCTAAAAAGAAAAACATTGATGATATTATCTATACCATTAAGGATATTCTTAACTGGGTAGAGGATAGACGTATTGACCAATTCATATTTGATGGTGCACCGGGTTATAGAGATTACTATCGTTCAATGTATGATAAGTACTTTAATGACCCTGCTATTGATAAGGGTATGCAATCCGATGAATTCAAAACGGAAACAATGGATGCTTATATGTTCCGTTTGATTAACTTACATTCTAAGTTCAGTAAAGCAAACGCACTTAAAGGTTTGAGTGAGATTACAAAGATAGCTAAGTTATCAGATATCAATCGTTTAAAAACTACGGATGATGCCTTAGTAGTTGCTTGTGATATCTTTGAGGTTATTCTTAACAACATAGATGCCGAAGAACAAAAAGCTGAGAACAAAGCTAATGGTAAGAAACAAAAAGGTAATGGTAACGGACAAGGACAAGCTCAGCAAGCAGGTGAGGGCGAAGAAGAAGCTGGTGAAGATGATATTGAAGTAGAGATGGGTGATGGTGGTAGTGAAGGTATGGGTGATGATGGTGAAGATTTTGATGAGGCTGGTGATAATGGACCTGCTGAACCCGGTAAAGGTGTGGTAGGTAAGATTAAAGCAGTATTAGGTGGTAAGGGTAAAGGTAAACCTGCCGATGGTAAGTTATCCCAAAGGCAAATGGATATCCTTAAAAAGAAAATTGAAAAGCAAAAAGAATTCCTAAGAGGTGAAGTTAAGAAAGGTAGTGTAAGTAGTAGTGAAAATAAATCATTAGATACCATTGACCAATCTGGTACTGAATTAAAGAAGGTAGGTGAGGAATTGGCAAATGGTAAGGTAGTAACGAAAGGTATTGATTGTATTGTTGTTAAGAAGATGACACAAACCTTATTAGAATCGCATGATTTCCCATTATCATCTTTACGATACAACGCCAAAGAAGGTGAGCATCAGTGTCAATCACAATGTGCTAGTGAGGTAGCTGAAGGCATTCGTATTGGTACGGTATTGGGTAAGAAGTTGCAAGTTCGTAGTGAGAGTAGAGAAACAATCTTCAATCGCCAATTGGTTGGTAGAATGGATAAGAGAATGATTTCATCTTTGGGTTTTGGAAATGAGCATGTGTTCTATACAAAAGAGATTGATGCATATAAGAAAGCTAACTTACATATTTCAGTAGATGCCTCTGGTTCTATGAGTGGTACGAAATGGAGAAAGACTATGACTAACGTTGTAGCATTGGCTAAGGCAGTTAGTATGATTCCTAATTTAGAAATTCAAATTAGTTTCCGTACTACGTCTGGTGAGTTACCTTATATCGTAGTTGCTTATGATAGTAGAGTTGATAAGTTTATCAAAGTAAAAACTTTGTTCCAATACTTACAGCCGGGTGGTACAACGCCGGAAGGATTGGCATTTGAAGGTGTGATGAAACAAATGGTGGGTAGTACTACTGATGTTGATAGTTACTTCTTAAATATATCCGATGGTGAACCTTACTTTCACGGTAAAGGTTACAACTATCACGGTTATTACGCTAGTAAGCATACCCGTAAGATGGTAGATAAGATTGAGGCTATGGGTATCAAAGTAATGAGTTACTTTGTTAGTGATTATAGTGGTGATATGGATTCTACATCTGGTAGTGGTAAAGTATTCAAAGATTGTTATGGTAAAGCAGCTCATTATATCAATGTAACAAATGTAAACGAAGTAGTTCGCACAATGAATAAATTGTTTATGAATAAGCCCGCTGGTATTGAATAATTCATAACTTGTTGAGAATCAATGGATTATAACTGGTTGAAAATCAATCACTTATGTAACTCATTGATTCTCAATAAACAATCTTTTTAAGTAAGCAAAATAAATTAGGTAATCTCAGGAAAGTTTCGTATCTTTACGAAGTAAAGTTGATAAATTATATAAACATTAAATAACCCCGTTATGGTAAAGTCTAAAAAAGACAAAGTAAGTAACCAAATTTACAAAGTTGTAAAAGTTGGTACACATTTTAAGTTGGCAAATACAGCCGGTACAATTGTAGGTACGAATGGTATAAACACAGGTACTCGTAAGAAAGCTTATGAGACTAAGAAAGCTCTTAGAGAGGTAGTAGGTAAAGGTGGAAAAATTTCATATCGTTTAGTTGATATGAAAGAATATTCGGATTTAGTTGCTCCATTAAAGAGTAACGCTGAAGTGAATAACGAAGTGAGTAGTGCGCATGAAGATATCAAAAACTTCATACACAATGATTCAGTAGCATTAAAGCCTGAATCAATCGTAATGACTGACCTTAAGTGGAAGTACTTAATTCGTTCAGCAGTTAGAGCAAAAAATATTATGATGACTGGACCTGCTGGTTGTGGTAAAACAATGGCAGCTAAAGCATTAACTAAAGGTTTAAATCGTCCTGATTTCTACTTTAACTTAGGTGCTACGCAGGATGCTAGAGCAACCTTAATTGGTAACACACACTTTGATAGTAAGAAGGGTACATTCTTTAGTGAATCTGCTTTCGTAAAAGCTATCAGTACTAAAAACGCTGTTATCTTATTGGATGAGTTGAGTAGAGCACATCCGGACGCTTGGAATATCTTAATGACAGTATTGGACCAGGGCCAAAGGTACTTAAGATTGGATGAGGCTGTTAATTCTCCAATTGTGAATGTGGCTGAAGGTGTAACCTTTATCGCTACCGCTAATATCGGGGGTGAATACACGTCAACACGTGTTATTGATAGAGCAATTATGGACCGTTTCACTACAATTGAAATGGATGTGTTGAATGATGAGCAAGAATTTGGATTATTGAAATATATGTACCCAGCGGTGAATGAAGAAGATTTGAAAGCAGTAGCTGAAATCGCTCATCACACTCGTGAGGTAAGTAAGGGTGGTGATGGTAAGTTGAGTACAATGGTATCAACTCGTGCTAGTGTTGAAGTAGCTGGGTTGTTGTATGATGGATTCAATTTGTTTGAAGCAGCTGAGATTGGTATTTTCCCATTCTTTAGTAACGATGGTGGAGCAGATAGTGAAAGAACTTATGTGAAGCAATTAGTTCAGAAGTATGTGAAGGACGAGAAGGCTGATGAGAAATTATTCACCGAACCAACCGAAGAAGATAGTGAAACTATTGTTTGGTAGTGTTAAGGGGTTAGCCTCCAAACATAACGGGAGGGCTTCGGTCCTCCCATTTTTTTAACCCTATAAAATTTAAATTATGAAAGAAAATTATTTTAATTATTGGTATAAAAAATTCATCAAAGATGGATTGAAGGCATGTAAAACAATTGTTGGATTAGGTATCGCAGTAGGATTATGGTATTCGGTTAATTTACCAATTGGTATTATGTTCTTTGGTTGGGTATTGATAGAAGCATTAATAGATAGAAATTAAAAAAAACAAAAATGAAAAAATTTAGTGTAAGCGAAATGCTTATTTTGGTGGTATGTGTAGTGTGTATATTCGTAAGTGAATACATCTACTTAGTTCAAGACAATATATTAAAAGCAATCTTTATAGGTTTATGGCCACCAACCATATTGGGATTGTTAAACTTTATTAATATCAAAAGAAAGTAAAATGGAAAATTTAGATATAATAATTCTTACATCTATTGTTTCAACATTATTCATTGTATTTGGTATTGTTATGTATAAGGAATTCAAAAATGCATCTGACCAAAGTGATGATTTGTATGATAACGGCCCTAGAGCAAATATGATTAGGTTCATTGGTTCTATGTTTGATAGTGAATCAACACGTAAGATGACAAAGAAAGAAAAGGTAGCGGTATATAACGCAGTTAAACGAACTATATCGGATATGGAAAGTGATGGTGTATATTTTCCTGAAGATGTTAAACAGGAGCTTGAAAAGAAAAGAGAAGAATTACATTGTGAATATAGTGGGCTACCATCAGTAAAAGCATATGAATCAGTTAATAATATTATTAAATAAATTATATGTTAAGTAAAGCAAACGGAAACGAAGTAATAGATAAGTTTGAAAAGAGTAAACGATTGGATTCGGCAGCTAAATACTATGGCCTGTTTTTAGAATCATTGGGATTTGATTACGAATCTGACCCTCAAACAATAGATACCCCTAAGAGAGTAGCTAAGGCTTGGTTGGATGATTTGATTAAAGGTAGTATAACAAAGGAACCTGATATCACTGTGTTCCCAAATGAGGAGCATTACAATGGTGTGGTTATTCAGACGGGTATCAAAGTTAATTCAATGTGTGCTCATCATAACTTACCTTTCTATGGATATGCAGCTGTTGCTTACATACCTAAAGAAAATGTAATTGGATTGAGTAAGTTGAATAGAATTGTAGAATGGTTTAGTAGGAGACCTCAAATGCAGGAATCCCTAACGGCTCAAATACATAAATTCGTTAGTGATAAATTGCAGTGTGATGATGTGGCTGTATCAATTAGTGGACATCACCTTTGTTGTGGTATGAGGGGAGTACAACATCCCGATAGTGTAATGACCACCAACAAATTTAGTGGGGCATTTGTGGAGAAAGATAACTTAGTAAGACAGGAATTTCTACATGCAATTAAAATGAATAATTTAAAATAAACGTTATGAGTAATCAAACAAACAATTGGATGGAGAAATTAGCAAAGAGCTATAAGTTACCAACCGAACAACCGATAGTAAATAAAGAGAAAGTATCACTCCTAAAAGAATCTCAATTGAAGATTATAATGGGGAGGGATAAAAAAGATTTGGTAAATAAGAAATAATTTCGTATATTTGTATAAATAAAATTAGTTATGAAAACATTTAAAGACTTAGAATTCATTGAACATCCTAGTCATATGGGAGGTGTTCAATCTCGTATCCAATTTGATAATGGATATGGTGCTAGTGTAGTTAAAACTCCTTATACCTATGGAGGTGATAAAGGTTTGTATGAATTAGCAGTATTAGATAGTGAAGGGCATTTAACATACGCTACTTCGGTTACGAATGATGTGATTGGATATTTAAGACCGGAAGATGTAACTGATGTATTGGCTAAAATTCAACAACTATAATATGATAGCTAATATACTAAGAGGTACAAAGAGAAATCCATATTCAGCATCCAAAGTAAGAAAGATGCGTAGTGATAGATTACTTACTAAGGCTAAGAAGGATGGAGTTAGTAATGACCAAGTCCAATTTTATTTAGGTAAGTTACAGGCTGCGGGACATATGAGACTAAATAATATGAGTAATTTTGATGTTCAGATTGAAGCCGGAGTAAACCCTGGCCAAGCACTAAAAGAAACTAGAATAACATTCGCTACTTTTATAGAGAAGGGAATGGGTGAAAAACCGCATATGACTGGTTATTTGACATCGGCTAGTGATAATGATAAACAATATAAATTAAAGGGTTGGTTTAATGAGGATGGAACATTCCGAATTGAACTTGTAAACTAATAGCAATGGGATATAATAAATTCAGATGGTGGACTAAGGGTAGACCTAATAACCCACTTAAAGCTGACGCTCCGTTATTATTGAAAATCCGAAATGGTGACTTTGATTATTCGTATATGTTTAATGAGGCTATTGGTATGAGAGAAACGGCTAAACAGGCATACGAACAAACATACAAAAACTATGGTGGCACGGATGAAAAGAATCGGCAAGAAGCGGCATTAGAAGCTGGTAGGATGAAAAGGGTTAAGGCTATTAAATTGGAGTTAGAAGCAAACAGGGAAGAGCAAATGACCCTATGGAAACTACAAATGGAACTAAAGAAAGAGTTTGGTAAGGACTTGTGGGAGAAAGCTATGGAGAGACAAAGAGGTAAGGGTACATTGGAGGACTTGTATATGTGGTATAAGAAACAAGTTAAGCAAGGTACTACCAAATCGGAAACTGATATTCAATTAAAAAGAACGAATACTTTAGGACTGGAATATTTATTCTAAACATAGAACATGGAAAATTTAATAAAATTAGAATCTATTAATGTATGGGCGGGTCCTTTGGGTGTAATGCCTTCGGATGAAAACAACCTACCAATAATGGAGGAAAGTAGAAGCTGGGGAAGTTTAGAAGCTGAATGGTTTCAAAACTTATCCGTAGAAGATAAAGAATTAGTAAACGAAATTATAAACAAAAAAAATAACTAATAGTTATGGAAATCGTAAAGAGCAGATTTGGAGTAGACCGTTCAATTGAAAGAATCAATTTGAACAAAGTAAGAGTATTAGGTGAATCACAATTCATCCGTAAATCAACTAACAAACAAGGTGATATCACTATGTTTGATTTTGAAGGAGGTCCTTGTTATTCATTGGGCGGTAAATTCTTCTTTGAGAAAATGAATTGGAGAATCAACTACATTGAGCCAATGGAAAGTAGTTACAAAGACCTTTATGAGGTGAACCTACACATTGAACCAATTTGGAGATAATGACATTTGAAGAATTACAAAGGCAAGAGGTTGGGAGATTAAACAACGCTTTGATTTCTCAATCACTTCAGCCGCAAGATAGAAAACTACTTAACCAAAAGATGTTCAATCCTAAAACAGGTGAACTACAACTATTTGTTGATAATGGTAAAGGTGGTGTAAAGATGGCGGCGGTGAATATCTTTGAATAGAACGAACCCCTTTGGGGAGAGTCGTTAGGTAAAAATTTTTGATAGTGAATATTTATTGGTATGAAAATACTAATAATCAAAATACAAGCTATCATCCTAGCTATCGGAGTTGGGATATACGAATATTACAAAGGTGGAAGCAAACCATTTTAAAAATAAATAAATTATGGCATATAGTGATAAGGTTTTAGACCATTATGAGAACCCAAAGAATGTAGGTACGTTGGATAAAAGTAAATCTAATGTAGGTACGGGATTGGTAGGGGCACCTGAATGTGGTGATGTTATGAGATTACAAATTGAAGTAGTGGATAACATTATAGTTGATGCTAAGTTCAAAACTTTTGGATGTGGTTCGGCAATCGCAGCATCTTCTTTAGCAACTGAATGGTTGAAAGGAAAGAGTGTTGAGGAAGCGCTTACCATTGATAATATGGATTTGGTGGAGGAACTAAATCTACCTCCTGTAAAAATCCATTGTTCGGTTTTAGCAGAAGATGCAATCAAATCAGCTATCAATGATTACCGTGTAAAGAATGGTGAAGAACCAATTGTGTTTGAAGATTCACATATATAAAAAATAAATTATGAGCTATATTATTGGTAAGAGTTGTGTTGATTGTATGGATACTGCGTGTGCTAGTGTATGCCCGGTAGATTGTATTCACGGACCTATTAATGTTGATGGTTCAGGTTCGGAAATAGAGAAAGATGGTAGAGAAGCATTTCCCGGTGGGCAAATGTATATCAATCCTGATGTATGTATTAATTGTGGTGCATGTGAGCCTGAATGTCCTGTTTCTGCAATTTATGAAGATGAGGATTTGGCTATCAAAGCTGGTGATGAAATATCGGTACATAAGAACTACGAATTCTTTGGATTAAAATACGCATAATGATAATAATAGATGTAACAAAATTCAGCTCTATTGAACAGGCCCTTAAGGTGTATAAAAACAAACACAATAAGATAGGAACTGTTAGAGAGTTAAGAGATAGACAAGTATTTGTTAAACCATCTATAAAACGTAGAGCGGAAGTAAAGAAGGCAGTGTACATGGAAAAAAAGTTTAACAATAATTAATAAGTTATGAAAGAGTGGATAGCAAAATATCAAAAAGCAATCGTAGGAACGGGCGCTGTATCGGTGTTAATAGTATGTTACTTTCAACAAAAAGAATTAAGTAAATTACGAAGTGAGCAGATTAAAGTATATAATATTCCTCATAATGTAGATTCGTTAATGAATATAGCGGATAGTTTACATGATGAGTTATTCATGTCTAAAGTACAAAACGGAAAATACGAATTAAGTTTAGAACATTTATACGAAATTAATCCTAAAGCTGGAAAGGAGTTTACGGAGTTTATGGAAAATGAAACCGAATAACTATGGTAACCTTAGAACCTAAAGCATTAGAGCATGTGATTGAGTTAATGAAGGAAGGTGGTTTAACGCCCGATACTCATAACTTAAGAGTTGGTATCAAAGGTGGTGGATGTAGTGGGTTATCTTATACAATGGATTTTGATGATAAGATAGAAGCTACGGATGAAGTGGTACAAGCAGATGGACTGAAAGTAGTAATAGATAGAAAGAGTTTACTATACCTGTATGGTACTCAATTAACATATTCAGATGGATTAAATGGTAAAGGATTTCAATGGGAGAATCCAAACGCATCCCGAACTTGTGGATGCGGTGAAAGTTTTTCTTTATGATAAAATGGATTCCTAAAATATTAGCTTATATAGTTATGATGCCTATTTTAATTATTGGTATTATAGTAGGTATTATATGGAATATAGTTTTGATTGGAGATTATATATTCGGAGATATTCGTAGAAAGGGTAAAAAAGAGATACAACAAATCAATAGAGAACAACATAAATAAAAATCTTGCATGCCATGCGAAACTCCTTAATAATATCCAAAAATTAAGGAGTTTTTAATTTGGTAAAGTGAAGAAAAAATCGTATATTTGTATAAATTAAGTTATATGCCGCTTAAAAAAGTAATGAAAGGTTTGGAAATATCCTTACAAGCCGAAAAAGAAATCCATCCAAAAACTAAATTAGGAATGTGGTTTCACATTTGGAAAATGTATTCTATACAATCACGTATAGATGATATAAAAAAAGAATTATCTTATAGAAAAACAAAAACAAAATGACAGAAGTATTAATTTTCCTAAACATTATGATACTAGAAATAGTATTGAGTATTGATAACGCAGCAGTATTAGCAGCGATGGTAAAAGAACTACCAAAAGAACAACAAAAGAAAGCACTAACTTATGGTATAGCAGGTGCGTATGTATTTAGAGGATTGGCATTGGCGTTCGCATCTATTCTTATCAAATTAGTATGGTTGAAAGTAGCAGGTGGGTTGTATCTTATGTATTTAGCATATAACGCCTTATCTACAAATGTTGAGCAGGGCGGTGAAAGTAAGATGAGTATTAAGATACCATTTCTATCAGCATTATGGTCTACCATCGTAGCAATTGAGATGATGGATTTAGTATTCAGTATTGATAATGTATTTGCCGCTGTAGCATTCACACCTAACTTATGGTTGATATGTGGTGGTGTATTCATTGGTATCTTAGCTATGAGATTCGCAACAACAAAGTTTGTGAAAGTATTAGAGAAGAATCCTATATTGGAGAGAGTAGCATATTGGGTAATTGGTGCATTGGGATTGAAGTTAGTATCATCGTATTGGTTACATGATTTGAATACGGAAGCAATTGATGCAGTATTCTCAATCCTAACTTTATTAGCATTTATAATTCCTTTAATAATAAAAACAAAAAAATAATGGCAGTACCAAAGACAATTAGAAGATTGACAGAAATGGAATTGGAAGATATATTATCGGTGGAGGAATTGGATATGATTCCTACCGAAGTCCGAATGGCTATTAGTGAATCAATAAAATCATCAGAAGGATATGGTGATGGTAGTAGTACAACAACTGGACAATCTTACAAACCAATTGATTATGATGATTTTCCGATTGGTATGTATATGATTAATAAGACCGGTAGAAGTTCATCGGCATACTTTAGAATATCGGATGAGTTTCAAGTTAAGCAAGATGATGCATTAGCATTAGTAGAGAGGTTAGGATTCGTTGAGATATTTAACAAATCACTATTCATGCAATCGGGTCACTTTGAAAATAAAATCTATGAGAAAGTATTTGATGATGGTATCGTACTTATAATGGTAGACAGTATAGCTAAGAAATGGGCTACATCGGTTTCTAAATCATATAGACAGGATAGAGGTATTAACATTTCATTATGTTCAAACTCATCACCTAAAAATTTTAGTGAGATAACAAATCAGTTTACTCCATTAGCTAAAAGACGTAGAGAGAAAGAGAATAACATTGCCTTAGTAATACAAACAAATAGAGGTTATGATACAACTTCATTTGAGTTACCAAAGCAGAAATTAGATATTGAGTTGGGATATGGTAAATCGTTTAAACCAATTCACGAAAAGATTATACATAAGTTGAATGAACGAAAGAGTAAAGGGTTAGTACTATTACATGGTACGCCTGGTACGGGAAAGACTCACTACTTAAAATACTTAGCATCAAAGATTAAGAATAAGAGAGTCCTATTCATTCCACCATTCTTAGCAGATTTCATCACATCGCCTGAGATGACTCCGTTCCTAATTCAAAACGCAGGTTCGGTACTATTCATTGAAGATGCAGAGAAAGTAATTACGGATAGAAACACTGGTGGTGGCAATGGTGTATCAAACATACTTAACATTACGGATGGTATCTTAAGTGATATCTTAAACATTCAGATTGTAGCAACATTCAATATGGATAAGAAGAAGATTGATGAGGCACTACTTCGTAAAGGTAGATTGATTGCAGAACATAAGTTTGATGCACTACCAACAGAAGATTCACAAGCTCTAATAGACCATTTAGGGTTTGATTATAAAACGGATAAACCAATGACACTAACTGAAATATATAATTTAAGTGAGATTGAGTATAAGAGTGAAGATAAAGGTAGAGCAACAATAGGATTTAATAGATATTAATATGGCATACTTAGATAAATCAAAATTAATAATTTTAGTTACAGGAACTACAATAGAGCCTTGGGACCAAAATTGGAAAGAATGTGAAAGTACTTGGATTCCTGAATTGAGGAAACTTGGATATAATGTTATGGTTGCAATAGGTAATCCTGATTTAGATACCGATTATTCAATTAGTGGTAATATAATTACTTTTAAAGCAGATGATACCAAAACAGGATTATTTGATAAATCAATTAGGTTACCTATAAAATGGATATTACAACAAACCAATTACGAATACTATTTTAGAATTGATTCGGATTCTTTTGTTGCACCAATACGATTTGATAGAATGATGATAGAAAATTTTTATGAAATACCAAATCTTCATTATATGGGATGCTCACATCCTGCTAATTTTATAAATCCACATTTACATAAAAGATTTTTTGTTTGTAAAGAAGGTACAATTGCAAGTGGGTGTGGTTATATGATATCAAAAGAAGCTATGATAATAGCGGATGCTAAAATGAGAATAGATGCGGAAGTTGATTATGAAATTGATGATTGGGTTTTGGGTAGAGCAATGTGGGAAAATGGAGTACAACTTTTACATGATTCTAGAATGCTATTTGAATCAAAGTATAATAAATTAGCAGCTGATCCTGATAACATAGGTTTGCCTGATATAGATAATCCACAATCACATTTAGCACTTCAACATTATATGAATGGACATATGGAAGAAGCTATGATAAGTTTAGGATATAGAAAATAAAAGTTATGAAGTTTAGAACAAGAAAATTAATTAAGCCCGAAGATTTAAATGCTAGGGGTACATTATTCGGCGGACAGATGTTAAAGTGGATAGATGAAGAAGCATCTATATTTACAATCTGCCAATTAAAAGAACGTAGTATTGTTACAAAGGCAATGAGTGAAATCAACTTTGTGGCATCTGCAAAAACAGGCGATATCATTGAGATAGGATGTGAGTTAGTACAATTCGGTACAACATCAGTAACTATAAGTTGTGAAGTCAGAAATAAAGATACGAAACAAACAATTATTAAAATTGATAAAATTGTATTTGTTTCAGTAGATGAAAATGGAAGACCAAAACCACATGGAATCATAAAATAATGAAAGAGTTTATTTGCGCATATTGTGGTAAAAATACATATGATATAGATATAGAGTATTTAGTTGGATTCAATCACTTATCATGCGTACTTATGGATGAGCTTTCAGATGCCCTTGATAAAGAAAAAAAGATGAATAAGAAAAAACCAATGGAGATAAAAAATTGGACAAAACTTAATTCACAAAAGTTTGATGTGATGGGAGCTAGTTTTGTTATAATGGATACTCGTATAGATAATAATGATACTGGAAACATATATTCAGCTTGGGTATATCCTTATAATGATAGTGAGGCGTTTCTTAGAATTACCTTATTTTCTAATGATATGCAATTACAAATTAAAGTACTCCCGCCGGGACAATTTACAATCCCACCTATGGATTTAACTACAACAATAACTAAAGTACACTTATCAAATCCATCTATCTTTATACAAACAATAGCTGAAGGATTATTGGATGACCCTACTGTTAGAAATATGATAGAGTTTATAGGTAGAAAGCAAGATATTAGACCCAAAGTAAAACCAGCTAACCCTGCTGGTACATATGGGTTTCCAACATCTTCAACAAATCTTTGGTAATATCAGGTATTTTTCGTATCTTTACAATATGAATATATTAATAGGATTTCTTTATGGCTTGGTAGCGCAAGTATTAACCTTCTATCAATTACAGGGTAGTATCAAATATGGTTGGTATGAAAAATATCCAATCATAGTAATTTTGGCATCCATACCATCGGGTTGGTTATTCCTAAAATCAGTACAACATTTTGTTATTGCATTTGGTGGGGAAATATGGCCATCTCGTTTGATAGGATATGGAATTGGTGTAGTTATATTTACCTTAATGAGTTATTATTTATTCAAAGAACCACTTACTGCAAAAACATTAGTTTGTTTAGGATTGAGTGTAGCTATAATAATGATACAAATACTTTGGAAATGATAATTAATATTTTACCGGATGAGTTAGAGCCGGAATTTAGAGAAAGTTGGAAGATGGGATTTATAACTCAGCCATCTATTGATTATGCAGATAACGCAATTTGGGCAATCTTTGAAGGTAGACAGATAACCATTTTTAGATTCAAAGAATATGGTTTTATAAATGATAATAGACATAATAGTTATAGTATATCAGCTGGAAGTGCTGGGGTAACAATTAAAATAGATAAAAAATGAATGTAGTAATTACAGGTGGTGCTGGTTTTGTTGGAACTAACTTAGCAAAGAAATTGGTAGAAGATGGGCATAAGGTAATCGTATTGGATGATTATTCAGTAGGTACAGTAGAAAATCAAATAGAAGGTGTTAAGTATATACCAATGAATATAGAGCAGATAAACTATATGAGTGGTGCGGAAGTTGATATATGTTTTCATCTTGCAGCACTTAGTAGAATCCAGCCATCATTTGAAAACCCATCGGAGTTTTTTAGAGTTAATACATCTGGAACTGAAGCTGTATGTGAGTGGGCTAGAAAGGGTAATGTAAAAGTTGTATATGCTGGTTCATCTTCACAATGGCATGACCCATTTCAATCACCCTACGCAATGTATAAGAAGTTGGGTGAGGATGTGTGTAAGATGTATAAAAAAGTATTTGGTACTAACATTGAAATTGCCAGATTTTATAATGTATATGGTCCACATGAAATTACCGAAGGTAAGTGGGCGGCTGTGATTGGTAAGTGGAGAGGGCAAGTTGAAAAGAACCACCCTATTACAATTGTGGGTGATGGTGAACAAAGGAGAGATTTTACGCATGTTGATGATATTGTAGATGGTTTGATTAAGATTGCATTTGGGGATGAAAAGCACGAAGATGCTTGGGAGTTGGGTACTGGATTTAATTATTCTCTAAATGAAGTGGCTGATATGTTCATCAAAAAGTTCAGTTGTGTGAAGGTGTATATGACTGATGAGAGGGGTAATTATAGAGAAACAAAAAGAGAAAATAATGATGCTCTTAATAGACTTAATTGGAGACCAAAAGATGTATTAAGAGAGTATATTGAAAATTTAGAAAAATAATAATTATGAGTGGCTTAACAATTATTGGAATCGTTTTTGTGTTAGTATGGGTTTGGATTATATATTGTGGGTGGAGTGCACCTATGATGGAAGAACAACCCGATGGTAGCTGGAAAACGATAAAACCGGAAAAGAAATTATCAGACCTCTTTAAGAAAAAATAAGTTATGAAAGTAGAATTTAAAGATTCATTCTTTGAGAGTGTAGAGAAATTGGTTTGGTATGATAGCAACCTATGGAAAGTATGGGCAGCTATAAGATATGATATTCCCCTATTCTTTAAGAATGTGTGGAGGTTCAGAAAGGAGTTATATAATCACCAATGGTGGGATTATCGTTTCCATTTAGAAATGATGTATCGCTCTTTGAGTATTATGGAGAAGGGAATGAGTGATAAAGGAATGGAAGTTGCTGAGACCCGAAATGTAAAGATAATAATGATGCGTAGAGCATTGGAGTTACTTAAGCATAAGTTGGATGATGATTATATTCAAAGAGCTGAATTAGAACTTGGGGCTATTAATCATAGTGAGTTTGAGTTTGAGAAAACGGAAGATGGAAATTATAGATTGATAGATAACGATACACCAGCTGACAAAAAGCATGCTAGGAAAGTATATAAGAGAGCAAGAGTTATAGAAGATAAGGAGTGGGTGGAATTATGGAGCATCTTCAGGGGAAACAAATTTACTACTTGGGAAAAATACGATGGTAGTGATTTGAGAGGATGGTGGGACTAGAAGTCCAACAAAGGGGTAAACAAACAAAAACAATATATGGTGGGAATTATTATTTTTGTTGTTGCTTCAACAGCGTTACTAAGCTGGGCATGGGTTAGAGGAATTGACTACATGAACAAAAAACATCCTGAATACAAAGGAGAAGATTTGTTCGGAGAAGATGAATGTGTAACTAAAACCGCAGGTAGAGATGGTTGGGATGACAACATTATTCATGGAGAAGGAGATTTTTAGTACTAACTAAATCAATCTATTCAAAGTTATGATTATACATGACCAGGCGGAGTATTAACTTTATTTTATGAAGATTTGGATTAACGGATGTTTTGATGTTTTACACTACGGTCACTTTAAGTTGATTAACTATGCTCGTTCATTTGGAGGTGAGTTGATTGTAGGTATTGATTCGGACAGAAGAATTAAAGAAAGTAAAGGAGAGAATAGACCTATTCATACAGCCGAACAAAGAAAATACAACTTACTACAATTGGTAGGTGTTAGGGATGTTTGGGTATTTGATACTGATGCAGAATTGGATGAACTTATAAAAAACTATCAGCCTGATATTTTTGTCATAGGTGATGATTATAAATACAAACCAATTATAGGATATAACTATGCAAAAGAAGTTAAGTTTTTTGATAGGATATCTGAATTGAGTACAACTAAAATTATAAATAAATAAAATATGTTACCATTAAAAGAAGCCATAGCTGAGAAGCACTCTTTGGCAGAGAAGATGACATTCAATCAAAGAATGTTCAACGGAGAATTATCTAAAGAAGAATACATTTTGTATCTATGTCAGCAATTGGCAATATTCCAAGCTATTGAAAGACTTCCATTACCACATACTGCATTAGATAGATGCCCAAAAGTATTTGAAGATATAAAAGAATTAATGGAATTGGAAGATGGGAAAGGTTTGCAAATAAAACCATTGGTATCAACAAATGAATACCAAAAGTATTTACACACACTTACTCAAGAAGAATTACTTCCGCACGTATATTTGAACTACTTAGCTATTATGTTTGGTGGACAAATGATGAAAGCTAAAACACCTGGTAGTGGTAGAATGTATGAATTTGATGGTGATATGAGAGAGATAGCTGGAAGTATTAGAGCTATCCAAAAAGATGAGTGGGCGGATGAAGCAAACAAAGCATTAGATTATAACATAAACGTATTAGATGAATTACAAAGAGTATCTGAATCAGCTAGCAACGAAGTTGAAGTTGATGGTGGAGAAGGCGCCTAATTGCCAACCACTACATACTGACGATTACGGATGGGTGAATCACCGATACGAATCTAAACATTTCCGTTTAGCACACGTTGAAAGATATGCAGATGGTAAGATTGAGGTATTACACTTCACTACGTTTCCGCATAAGTGGTCTCCCGAACCGATATTTGGGTTTGATGTAATATGTACTGGTAAGATTGTTACCGGCGCCTATATGGATTTAAGCCCCATTATGGACACCTATCCTTTTGATGAGGGAATGGATATTGGAGGGAGAAAACCGATTCCTGAGTGGGCTACTGTGTTCTCTGACCGATTCATAATGATTAAACCCGAATCTGATGAGGAATTTATCCGATTTTGTGACTGGGTGGTTGACAAATACGATTGGTATCTTAATTCACTACTTTGTAGAGAAACAAAATCGGAGAATATTGAAGGTGTAATAGAAAAACAAAATACTTATTGTCAGGTACAAGCATCCAACCCAAGAACCTATTCAGCACTAAAAGCTTTGATAGGTGAAAAAGAAGCTAAGTACTTTATGGAAAACATTTTATTCCCAAAGATAGATGAAGCCTAGAGAAATACATATGGAAACCAGAGTACCCATACATGAATGGGCTGAAGAAAATAAGAATACTATAATGGATGCAATCTATGAGAATGTATCCGAATTTATGGCATCTAAAGAAGAAGATAGAATTGTACTCCGAATCATAGCAGGACCTAAGAGGATAAAAAGACCTCAAAGTATTAATGATATTCCGGTAAATGTTGATTTTATAATATCAAAGCAAGACATTTATGAAACTTTGGAAAAATTATTAGAACATTGTATTGAGGTTGAAGAATACGAAAAATGTGCAGAAATTGTAAAGTTACAAAACACACCACCAAAGAAAAAAAGAGGTAGACCGAAGAAAACTATCACAAAGTAATACTTATATATGTATGAATTTAGATGATATCAAATATGGTAACCCTGCCAAAGAGCACAAAGATTCGGTAGAAGCTGATACGGCTGGTATCTTAAAGGCTTGTATGGATAACGGCATCATAAAAGATATTGTAGAAAATCATCCATTCCCAGCCAATTCATCCGATGAAACCCGAAACGAATTAGATTACTTAGTAGAATTAACAAGTGATATAGATGATGAAGATTTTAAGTTTTGTTATCTATTAGAAATGTATCACTATGATTTTTTGGCAGTAGTTGGTAGGAAGTTAGGATTGGATGTGGATGGTAAAATGGTTAAGGAATTATGTAATAAAACCAATCCTGTTTTATTTTATTTAAAGGATGTATTTGATAGACCAAGGCCATATCAATTGGCAAGGGAATTAAACCTACCAATATTCCCAATAATTAGAACCGATGCAAATTCAGCAGCATATCCATCGGGACATTCTTTGGATTTTTTAGTTACATTATACCACTTTGGAAAAATGAAGCCGGAAGCAGCAGAAGAAATAGATGAATTTTATCACGAAATAAAGAGAGTAAGAGAATTAAGTGGTGTTCACTATCCATCGGATAGAAAGGTATCTGAATACTTATTTAAGCAATTGGTTAAACATAACCTAATAAAATAGTTACAACTTTCACTAAATAAATCATAGATGGACGACGGTGATAGTAAAAACAATCAACAAGCTGAAAAGCAAGGAAAACAGAATAATGCTATACAAAGATATGGCATTGATGCTGGCACTATTCTTCAATCCATTTGGGTTCGATGCCGTACAATATTCCCTAATATTACTGACAGGAAGTTTATGGAAGGCGAACTTCGTTTTGTATTGTATAGCGGGGTTATTTTTTGGGGTTTATATGTGGTTTACGAAATCGTTAAATAAATTTGGTAAAACGGAATAATTTTCGTATCTTTGTATAACAAAAGGAGGTCATATGGAAGTAAATGAGAAAGTATTAAAATTAAAGGTTAGGGAACAAAAGCTAAAAGAAGAATTAGCTTATTGGGAAAGTGAGTTTCAACCATCCGGAAATATGGGTAAATGGGGTAGACAAGTTAAGGTAGATAAGATAAAAAAGGAATTGGACGAAATTCAAAGTGATATTGGATTCCACGATTCTTTATATTTATCTAATGAAATATATAAACAATGGAAAGACGAAAATCTTACAAATTAGATGAAGCCTCTTTAGGTAGAGTGTATCAGCATGTAAATTCCGATAAGAATGTTAAGTCTTGGGGTATGGTTACTGCGTTTAGAAGTTTGAATACGCCTAAAAAAAATAGACAACTTAATAAAGAATTAGAAGCTCAAATTAGAGGTAAGAAATTGGGATTCTTTAAAGTTGAAGGATATTGGAGAGAATGTCAAGATTCTGATTTAGCTTACGCAGATTGTCCAAAGGATAAATTAAAGGATAGTATTGAAACTACATTTTTCATTCCTAATATTTCAATGAAAGATATTCACAAATTTGGAAAACAATATAATCAAGACTCTGTATTGTATGGTGGTCCTGAAACTAAAGGTAACGCTCATTTGATATGGAGAGATGGTTCGCAAGATAATGTTGGTAAGTTTCATCCAAATATTATTCAACAAGCTTATTCTAAAATGAAAGGTGGTAAAACTTTTGGATTTAATGATACTCCTACAAAAAAGGCAGAACCATCAACTACTAAATTAACAGGAAACTTACCAAAAGATATTGCTGATAAGACTGTTAAGAATCCACAAACTGGTAGAGATATCAAAGTAACATCAGCATTGAAATATGATGATAAAAGTCCTGTGTATAAGGCGGCTACATCTTTGGTAGCAATGATGACGAAAAATAAATAAGTTTTTAATATGTCAGTTCAGTTTGGAAGTGGTGGTTCGGTTGATTGGAATACCATTAGATATGCTATGGGTCGTGTAGATAACTATACCTATGGCCCTAATAGATACGAAGATGCTAATATGGGTAGATTTCGTGATTTGACTGGAGTAGGAACTGCGGCAAGTAATTGGTGGAATGTGAACTTCTACGCATTTATGATAATGTATCAGGGAGAAGGTTATGTCTACGATGGTTGTCAAGGCAGAGACCATTGGTGTTATTATCAGGGAACTACCGAAGATGGTGGATATGTAGGCCCATTTGGAGGACCTTCTACATACAACACCGAAAGAGGATATAATAATGGTACATTCTTAACATTCGGATATGGATATTCTTGGACATATTTTAGACCATTTTCATATAAGAACGTTGACTCTATTTCAAGTAATGATTACAATTGTAGAGCATTTTATGTAGATATACTTAGAAATGGGGGAGTTGTTGCTGGTAATTATTTTGCATATGCGGGTGGTTACCAAGCAACTTCATACTTCTTTGAGCAGGGATGGCAAGCATCCGAATCTGTTACATGTCGTTTGATACTTTGGTATTAATAAAATAAATTTGGTAGATTAAAAAATTATTCGTATATTTACATTAATAAAATAATTAAAAACAAAAACTATGGCAAAAGAATATTATAAAGTATCCAATCAATGTATCGAATTTGATACGGAAGCATTTACTATGACTGTAACAATGCATGATGATAAATTTACAGTTGTGTCTGTTCAAAAAATGGATGAACATATGTTCAATGGACAATATCTTACTTTTAAAGGTAGTATGTACAAATCAATGGCTAACGCAGCTAACCCAGCGGTAGTTGCAGCTATGCCTGAAAATGAAAGAAGACAATTGGACCACATCCCATCTATAACAGATGTAGAAACTTTCAATGAACTTAAGCAATCTGCTTTAGATTATCTTCAAACTATTGCGTAACTCATTGATTATCAATGACTTATAAAAAGATTTGGTAGATTAGAATATTTTTCGTATCTTTGATATAATCAAAAAGAAATAAAAGTTTTTTATATATCGTGGTGTAGAGCAGTGGTAGCTCGCTAGGCTCATAACCTAGAGGTCAGTGGTTCGAATCCGCTCACCGCAACAAAAAAAGATTTGGTAGTTTGAAAAAATTATCGTATCTTTAACAAAGTTAAGGTTGAAGCCATCAACTAATAAAACCGATTGAGTGACCTACGCAGTAGGGAAGAAAGCCGGACACCTTAACAACTTATTGATTTTCAATGAGTTAAAAAAGATTTGGTAGTTTGAAAAAATTATCGTATCTTTGAAAAAGAAACCAACAACCAAACGTGAGAAGCAACAACAAATTAGTATTTTTCACAATTTAAATTTATAAAAAAATGGTTAAGTTTCAAAAGGTTCTTTTAGTTATTGGGTTTTGTACAGCATTACTTAGTGTTATCATAGATTTATATGATACTAAGTTTAATGATTGGGGAGTGATAGCAATGATAATGTTTTTCACATCCTACGTTCAGGTTGATACAATTTCTGATTTAGAAAAAAGATTAGAAGAAAAAAATAAATAAAAAAAGATTTGGTAGTTTCAAAAAATTATCGTATCTTTATGAAGATTCAAAAATAAAGTAGTTGATTGGGTTGACCAGAAAACAAAATTGAGAATCTTTAAAAATAAATTTGGTAGTTTAAAAAAGATTTCGTATCTTTATAAAGTTAGCAAATAACAAAAAAAAAGTTCTTTACATTATTGAAATAATTTGCACATAATAACTTCGTGTTATATAGTGTACAAAATGGCCGCCTATGGTCATTAAATAAACTACGAAAGTAGGATAAAGTGAAACATTTGGTTAAGTGTTTTGCGGTTTGTAACGAAAGTTATGAGCTTGAGTAGGCAAGTGAGATATCATTGGGGCTTTGTATGTGAGGGTAACACTGTAGCAGAAGAGTTTTGATGACTGAGCAATTGTAGATTGTTCAGTTGAGTTGGGAACAACGATAAGAATAACTCATAGGATTATTGTAAGATATATGAACTTAATCCCTTCATACTATTGCGTGATTCAATATTAGAGTGGTCTTAACATCAAACTATCCGTAAGGACGTAAGATAAGACTGTGTACGCGTGGTGGCGTTACTATCCTTGTATAGAGTTTACCAAAACCTATACTTGAAGATGACTCAAAATATGGTGATAGGGATATCACATCTGGTAGTATAGTATTCTGTTCTTCAAAAGGGGACAGAGCTGGTGATGAACCACTACCGGAATCCATCTACGAACCAAACCCTTTATGCTAAATATACAGGATATATAAACATAAAAGCAAAAGTGTTCATCAGTTATGACTGAAAGATGTCTACACAGTATTGAGTGTTCAATGCCATTGTTACTCGCAAGGTAATGGTGATTCTTTCGAAAGGTTTCTAATTCCGCAAGAACTAATCAGGCCGATAGGTTTGAAGAAAATAAGTAAAGAGAGAGTAGGTTATGACTTTAAGATTGGTTGGCTATACTAACCGACATTGATTTGGTACTTCTCAAAAGGAAGTGGAAACGAAAGGAAC